ATGAAGGATTGAGGATCAGAACTCTCGGAACGAGAGGGATAGCTGCTTGCCCTGATGTAAGACCCGCTATAAGTGGGCTATTGGTTGGAGCGGAAGCCCCGCCCCTTTAGGGGCGTGGGTAGTTCACACCAACAGAGGTCGGCTGTCAGCCAATAGCTGGGCCGCTTCCTTGATGCCCACATACCTCTCGAATGTGAACTGTGGGCATCCACAGTGGCCAGAGCAGCAATTACCGTCGCTATGCTCTCTGACCATCAGGCTTTTGAATTTGTGCAATAAACTCCCATGGTGTCTCTTCAGATGCCCACAGGAGCACATTTCATCAACAACGTAGTCGTTGAGTTGTCGTGAGAAAAACAGCTTTTTCATTTGAGCGTCTCCATAAACGACAGAAGCCAGTGTGATTGGATGCTACGACGTGCATCCATTCACGCTGGCTTCTAGCCTTCTCAAAATGCGTGCCAAAAATGGCCCTCACAGAGTTCATTATAACCATAAAACCCTATGAATTATAGGGTTTTGATCAAAAAATCATTGATTCTCGAAATTCTTCCCATTCACTGAACGATTGAATCTTCCGGCTGATCTCTCGCATGTACTGTGGGATCTGCTCTTTGAACTTTGGATGTAACTCTTTTGATTTCAAGTCTTTAAGACTTACCCATTCCCAGTCTGTGTGTTCATGGCTGATTTTAATATCAAAAGGTGTTGATACTTTGTAAACGAAACCTGTGAATCGTTGGCGACCATTGTGGCTCATTACCGAGCAGAGTCGGTAGCCGGGAATTGATCCGAGGCCGGTCTCTTCCTTTGTCTCTCGGATGGCTGTATTGATGTCAGTTTCGCCATCTTTGCTCTTGCCGCCCGGCAATGCCCAAGTTTCTGAGTGATCGCCCTCATCAGATCGTTTCAAGAGCAGTACGCTCTTCCCGTCTGTGAAGAAGATACCAGCGGCTTTCTTGCCGTGAACAGGACTTCCGCCGCTTCCAATTCTCATGCTGCCACCATGACTTTGATATAAAGGCTATCTTGGGCAACTACGTGATTGTGTTGCATTTGGTCGAATTTATTTAGGCCGTTTGCAATCAATTCGTGTGAATCGTAAAGATCAGTTGGAAAGTCTACACGACAATCCTTGTTCCCTTTGAATCCATTTAATGAAACCAGATATGAGCTTTGTTGACATCTGAGCCAATTCCAGAATGACTCAAAATCAAAAGCCCCCAAAAAGTACATGTTGAATGTGGTTGAGCGAGCGTATGGAGGATCAAGATACAACAGATCTCCTGCTTTTGATTTGACATCTTTGTAATCACGAACAGTGAATTTGACATCATGTTCGATCAACTTATTGTGCCAATCCATAACAGTTTCTTCCAATTGATCTGGATTTACACCTCGTCTGCCGTGATGGAAAGCACTGTTGAACTTTTTGTATTTGTTGTAACGCACCAATCCGTTTCGACATGTCCTGAGAAGGAAAAAGAACTTGCGAGGGTCTGGAGAATCATTGTGTTCTGAGCGAATCCTATCATAAACTTCACGAGAGACTTGTTGCCAGTTGGATTTGTAAAAATCTATTATTGATCTTGGATCTTCTTTAATTGTCTTCCAGACATCAATGAGATCTGCGTTCAGATCGCTGCATTCAAATTTTCCAACTTCAATATCGCTGTTCATTAGCACATAAAGCATTGAACCACCGCCAAGAAACGGTTCGTAGTAAGTGCTGATTGATTTAGGAAAGTGCTTTATAATGCTGGGGGCCTGTATTCTCTTGCTTCCCGTCCATTTGACAAGGACATCCTTGGATCTCATCTAGGGCCTCTTTTCAATGGAACTTTCTTCAGCTTCTGGATGTGACGATCAGGAACGTCCTTGAGATTGTGCATCATGTTCCTGATTTCGGACGTAATTTGAGCAGCACTCTCTGCCTCACACTTTTTTGACTCTTGGATAGAAACTGTGTTGCGATCTTTGTTGTAGAAGCCACGTGACACGACATAGCAAGCCTCGTGTGGATTCCAAGAAGCGACACAGACCCATTCTCCGTCATCCCAGTTGCGATTGGATACGAGGATGCGATAAGGTTCTTCCTCGAAGACCTGCTTGACGTGAAAGTCCGCCTTCTTGAGAGCGGCGGACGCATATCCCAGAGATACTTTGGCGGCATGGTTCAAAACCTCTTTTACAGTGGAGCGGTAATTCACCTCAACACTGTAACGAGTATCACTTTCCACCAAAGCTGATTTGGCTTTTAGCCAGCCTACGAATGTTTCCATGCTTTATATAGCAAATCAGTCCATTGTTATGGCAGGGATGTCGCCAAACTTATAGATCAGATCTTCTTTCCATTTATCGAATAACTCTCGACCTGTAGTCCTCATGTACTCACCGTCAAGCTGCATACCGCCACCGGGTCCGGGAGGAGATGAGTATTTTCCTCTAATGTTTCCCAATATGATCATAGAATACGCCACAGCACCTTCGATCATCGCCTGATTGACTTCTTTCCAGTCCTTGCATTTTTGGAGGTAGTGGACCATGGCAGTGTTACAACCACATGGGGCGGGATACAACTTGATATATCCAAGATCAGAAACCCATTCCCAGCCGCCAATCTGACTTGAAGTTCTGGCGTACATGTTCTCATATTGCTTGAACAACACCCATTCGCCCATGTTGCCCCACATTGGCTGAACTGGGTTGATCATGCCAGTCGATCCACCGGCAGATCCGGGATAGAAGTATTCCAACGGAAGCACTCCACCAAGATCCTGAGAGTTGAATGCAAAATTTGCACCTTGTTCACGGTAGAAGACATTCCTAATAATTCCAACATCATCTGGCATCTTGTAGACGCTCTTGCCGGGGACTGTGCGAAACGTGTAATAGTCGAAGAATTCACGACCTGCATATTCCTCGAAAATTTTCAAGATGTAGTTCACAACAAAGTCTAACTGTTGTGTGTCTAGCTCTATTTTAATGACTGGTGCTCCTAGAGTTAAAAGCACAGCATCCTTGATATCTTCTCGAACTTTCTCTCTATGCTTCCTTGGACCGATTGTTCTGTCGTGAGCGGATACATACTTACAAGCGTCTGAGTCGCATGTAGCGGCCATCGACTTGGTGGTTGTTCCACAAGAATGATTGAATTGAGCTTGTGATGGTCTGTTAATTGCCAGTGTTTGATTTCCGCAAGACATTTTTGATACTCCAGATTGATTCGCCAACAATATATATGACTATGAGTAGAAACATGAGGAACATAATGAGATTCAGGGACCATTGCAAAAACGTACCAGTGGTATTGATGGAATCAAAAAAATTCATGGCACAGAACGCCACGTTAAGACGTGAGAACACGCCTCTTCCCGGACCAATGGATTTCAGTAGTGGGAGAATGCCAGAGAATCTTAAGGTTTGTGTGGCGAACGTATTGAATAAAGTTCCTACAACAAAAAGAGCGGCTGTATTGCAATGGATCATGGGATCTGCTGCCGTTCATGCGTCGTCTGCCAGAGTTAAAATCGCCAATTGGGTCAGACAAGAATTGTGGAATAGATTTCAATTCAATCCAAATTGGAGCGATGAAACATGGGAAGAAGCTGTTTTCAACAAGCAAGCATACAAAGAAGTTCCACAGCTTGGACAAATGGCTGATGAGATTGAAGAAAAATGGTTTTCTGATCCAGAAAACGAACCCGATATCATTCCGATCAGAGATTCAAAAAATTCTACAAGCGAACGAGGAGCCATTAGTCTGCATCATATCAACGCCATGCTTCTCAGAGATGGCATGACTCCGTTGGTTTTTGGTGGTCCAGACGGATATCTTTCGTACATGGAGAAAGGACACTGGAACGACAAGAAAATAAGCAGAGGGACTAATTTCGGCAATCAGGGGCATGACATGAGCCTTCGTAGATCACGAGATTATCAGGGATACAAAACAGACCCGCTTACTAACACTCAATTTCCTAGTTTGGGGAATGCGAAAAAAATATTCGATCCAAAAGATCTTGAGTTGACAGGAGAAAAACATCAAGGAGGTTATAACCCACTCAATAATCTATCGACAATAGATTCTGCAATCTTTCGATCAGAAAGAAACACCAGAAGCATGTTGGATAAAATCGCTGGACAAATAGAATCTGGAGTTAAAGTTAAAGAACTTGATCATCCAGACATGGCTTTTTTGAAGTCAATGATCAGAGATGGGAAACTTAACCCAGAAGTTGTCAATGATGAAGAAGAGTTGCTTGCTCAAATTGCCGGTATCTCAAATAAAGATGCTGTCAAGGAAATCGACGATGAGACAGGTAAAAATGTTCCTTGGGTTCGTGTTGGTGGCAATGACGAACAATACACCATGATGAAGGCATCAGCTAAAGCTTCTCTGGAATATCTCTTGCAATTACCTCCGGGTGAAAAAAACCCCGGAAACGGACTTGGAAATGACCATAGTGCAAATCCATGGCCATGGGCTTCAATAAGAATTTCAGGCCAGACACCAATTGATCTGAATCCAGAGAATCCGAACACAGATGTTGACAAACCAGAGGTTCGAAAAAATGTAGTCGATAAATTGATGAATTTGATTTTCAATGATTCAGAAAGAACATGTCTAAAAACCATTGCGTCTATAAGAAACGGCGAACGTGGGATCAAGAGATACTCAAAAGTTCAGAAATACAACACTAGAATTCCTGTTTCAAGTCTTATGATTGGCAAAAATGGAACGGGACATGAAGCATTGCGTTTCAGGAAAGACGTGCCTGTTTCTGTGTCAATTGATGGCAAGAATGTGGAAATTGATCCAAAAGAAATTCTCGGCAATGATAAAGGGGCAAGAAAATTCATAAATCGAAAATTCAAATTCGGCGGAGAGTTCGCTCCTACATTTCAACAATCTGAATTGGACAAATCTTACACACGAGAGCAAGTGCAGAAGTTAATTGATGACAACAATTATAAAGTAGGTGGAAACGGAACAACTTTCATTACATTGTGGTTCAATGGATCTTCTGATATTAGAAAATTTGTAAAACTCGCTGATGGAAATTGGGGAGAAATTGTGACATCTCCCGGACAGCCAATAAATCCATCAACAAGCTTGAAGCCTCTTGACAAGCACAACACTGTGGCATTGGCAATGTTGAATGGCAAAGAAATTCTCGTAAGAAAGATAAAGACGCCTGATGGACATGACCAATGGGTGCAAATGCCACCGGGAGTTAAAACAGATGACATCCGACCAATTCTTGGATCAATTAGACCAAGCTTCAACGTCGCTGGTGGTGTTCGTGATAAAATGGAGTTTGATCCAGAGAGACAAACAAAGGAATGGGATTATTTCATGAATAATCTGGAAAAATTCAATGACATCTACAACAAAGAATTCAATACAGCACAGAGCATTGTTCATGGAGTTAAATCAGCCAATCAAGTTGGAAGAAAAGGATTTGATGCTAGTAAGTACATTGGCGATGCAATAATGGATGTTCAGGCACACATTGCGAATCAATCATTCAGATATGGCACTCCAGAAATTCTTAAAATGGAGCTTGCAAAAAGATCTAAATCTGTAGATCCAACATCAATTGAAAGACCAGATGTCGGGAGCACACATGGCACACAATCATTGGGGCAAGATTCAGATCCAACATCAATTGAAAGACCAAATGTCGGGAGCACACATGGCACTGACGATGCTGATGCTGCAAAACTTGCAAGAATCAAAGCTCAACGTGATTTGTTAAGATCTTCACTTGGACAACCAGTTGATGAGACAGATCCCGACGCCGCAAAAAAACTTGCAAGAATCAAAGCTCAACGTGATTTGTTAAGATCACTTGGAGAATCCGTAAGAGTCCATGAATCAAATGAAGATGGCGACGAACAAAGTTCAATAATCAAATTTTACAAGCATGTGGTTTTTGACCTAGCTGGAGATGTAGAAGCACATGATGGCCCACCAAAAATCGTCAACAAAACGCTTTATGTAAACCCAGAAATGTTAGACGCTATTTTGCAAAGTGGATATATTTGGAGAAAAAGAAAAGCTGCAAACGCAGCGGTCAATTCTTACAAAGCAGATCCTAAAGCTCAATCCACAGGCACTGGAGGCGGAGGTGGCGGAGACGATGAAATGGATCATTGGGCCAACGTCGCCGACAACGATGAAGATGATGAACTAGAAAAACAAGCGGCAATTGACTCTGGAGAAGCCGATTATGATGACAACAACAGAGGAAGACACTCTAGGGGAAGTTATGATTCAGACACCTCTGATTTTTCTTCTTTTGACATCGGACAAGGAGAAACAGATAGTGTAGATGATGAAATCGCCAGACTGGAAGCTGAAAAAGCCAAAGCCAAGAAAGGTGAATTTACACAATCATCTCCTCAACAACAGTTTGGTCAAGCGGCAACAACAAGATCGTCTCTCGCAAGAGGATATTCCTCTAGCCCAAATTTGCCGATGAAACAAGCAACAGATAGAAGATCGGCAAACCTTGATTCTCTAAGGGCGGCAGGTAATTCGGGACCAGTTGATACGAATAAATTGAATAACATTTTCGGTACGCAAGAAAATGCTTCTCTCAAAGGATATGCACAGTGGCTTATTGAAAATGAAGCAATTCATGATCCTAAAGTCAAAATCAAAGATGGATGTGGATTCAATTGGTGGGGGGCCGCTGGCGATCCATTAGGCGTTTCTATCTCCGGCAAGGCAGACTCATCAAAGTCTGATCCTACAGGAAAGGGAAAAGTTGGAAAATCAAGAACACCAAGAAAATAAAAGCAACTTCGTAAAGTACATGTCGAACCCACGATGCTTCACATTGAAGAAGTGGTTCTCAGAGTTGCTTAATGCAGACTATGCACAACACGATGAGATTGTCGAACGAATCTCCACGTCTATGTTAACAGACGCAGACGTGGCGAAGTTCGGCAAACTCATTATGAACATCTATGAGACTGCTTACAAAAAAGCAGTCGCAGACTACAAAACGGAATTTGAAAAAATGGGAGTCAAAATTTCCATTGGGACTCAAGAGCTTAGCTAAAATCAGGATTGGAGTCTGAGGTAATCGCCTTGGCCAACCAGCCACCAGTCTTTTGTTCTACGTCTTTGATTCTCCACCATCTTTCACCGCCCTGCTTTACTTTCCTGTAAACGACAGATTGGGCTGTGACTGGCTTGATGCACCAGAATTGTAGCTCAAGATCCGATTGGTCTATGATCACAGCATCAAACACAAACTTCTCCCCGTATTCGATAGTGTCGTATGTGCTTCCGTAGAAGTCATCTGTGAATGTCTTACGTCCTATGGCCGGAGCACAGTAATACTCGACGCCTCGTTCTTTGAGAATTCGAGCCATCTTTGGATCGACGTTTAACACAGGTGTTTCCGGTTCTGGCATTCTGAAGATTTGTGGAGGCTCTTCTTTGGGCATCTCCCGAATCTCTTCAATGAACTTCCTCGGTTCAATTGTTTTGGCCCTCTTCTCTTTGGCCTTCAATTTAAGATCTTGTCCGATGTCAACCACTGTGGCATTGAAAGCTTCTACAGGATTCCTCAAATCTGTTACAACTTCTTCGTGTCGAACTCTCATGTTGAATAGTTTGATTCTGCTTTTGTCCCACTCTTGTTGAGTCTTCATCAGAGGGTTTGGACCTCGGAGAGTGTAAACCTTCCCGTCTTTGTCCTTAATTGCCATGCTTGTACCCTATCCTTACCTCGGCTTCGCCAGAAAATTTGATGCTACTGTATCTATGGATGTAGTTGTTTATGATCTTACAGATTGTGGACTGGCTCAACTCGAATCTCTTCGCAAGTTCTTGCTGTGTAAGATCTCCTTCAGAGTACATCGTTCTGATTTGTTCAACAAGCTGTTTGTCAACCTGTTTGGGTCGAGCCATATTATTCACTCCAATTGTTCGTATTCACTCTATATAAGGTAGCCCACTTAATAAAGGAATCAAAAATATGGCCCTCGTAGTCCCAGATCAAAAAGGCGAAATTCTTCTTCTTCAATACATTGTTGGAATGGTAAATGCCGACAACCCTGTGTTGCATCTGTTCCGCAATGACGTAACGCCCTCTGACTCAACAGTTATTGGCGATCTAACAGAAGTTGGCGGATCGACAGGATACAACGCAATCACGTTGGTTTCAGCGAATTGGACAACAACACAATCTGCCGGTGTCACAACTGCTGTATATTCAGAACAGACATTTGCGTTTGGTACAGATGCAGTAGCTTACGGATACTATGTCACAAATGAAACAGGATCTCTGCTTTGGCTGGAAAGATTCAGCGGTGCTCCGTTTGATATTCCAGATGGCGGCGGAACAATCTCGATTACAGCGAAGATCACGTTGTCCTAACAGGAAGTAAAAATCCCGTCAGTCAGATAGCCGTGCCAATTACAACCACCCACAAAGCGAATGCTTGGGGTGGTTGTTGGTTTTTCCAGATCTCCGTTCCAGCCCCAAGCGTGTTCTCCTTTGACAAGCACGCCTCCAAAAGCACCACAACCGCAAGGACAAGCAAATGTCATGCGGTCTGGTATTCCTTCGTTGAAGTGCCACATGAAATCTCCGGGAGACTTCATGTTTTCAAACGCTTCTACTTTAGTTGCTTTAACTTCGCTCATGATTAAGAAGGGCGATGATCGCCCGGAACTCCAAACAATTGTGCAACAACTTCTGGATCTTTTTTGTTCCAGCTACCTTCCCGGTATTTTGTAACAAAGAAGTCAATTGCCGCTGGAATAATTTGGCCAATAACAATGGTTCTGATAAGCGGCGAAAAAGGCTTCAACCAAATTGGCATTGCTTGATAAATGATCTTATCATAGATGCGAGTGAGAGCATCTAAAACTGTAGCCTTTTTGTCGATGCCGCTTGCAACCAAGCTGTCAACATAAGACACCAAATCATCCATTCTTGACAACAAGAAATTAGTGATGGCCACGAAGCTTACTTTCTTCCAAACCTGCCACCACTTAGAAGCAGTTTTGCTTTCATCCCACTTAACTGCCATTGTTTCGATATAATTTTCGATCCCTGAATCAGCAACAGCTTTGCCGACCGGACCAGTAACATGAATGTCGCTCATATTTTTCCTCCATGGATAACGATATATATGGTATGGCAATCAAGAATCCAGATGGCAGCACTTACAACGTATCAGGCTCAATGCAGCAGTTTGATCCAGATAATCCAGAGTTTGATTTGTTCAACGTCTGGGATCAAGAGGTCATTCAGATCGGCGGCACGCCGTTGTACTACTATGAGCTTTTCATCAATGTAAACAACATTGATCAGCTTTACGTTGAAGCCAGAGACAAATTGTGGTCTCAACAACCAATTTGTCTGTATGGATACTATGATCCTATACCTTCACAAAACGCTTTAGGCACATTCGGAATTGATTCTCCAGACGAGATGATGTTCGAATTTAACTACAGAAGCGTGTTGGCGACTCTTGGCCATGCTCCCAAGATTGGTGCTCGCATTTTCACACCTCATAAGCGAGAGAACTGGGTCGTCAAACAAAGAAATGTAGAGGTCTTCAAGTTGTGGGGCGAGCTTCGTCTTCAAGTCATGTGCGATAGATTCCAAGAATCTCTCACGACAGGTGAAGGCAAGGTCACTCAACGACAGCCAGACTTCAAAGTCAACAGTGTTAAAGACCTTGGCCAGAACAAGATGAATCTGGCTGGTGGTCAATCCGGTCCTCAATAATTTTCCAAACCAACTCAACCCTCATCGGAGGGTGAATCATTTTGAAAAACCTCAATGGTACTTTAGGCTCTTTGAGTTCTGAGACTATTCTGAGTTTTTTCTGCAATGGGTTGCTGTTGTTCTTAAAGATTTTGTAGGGCTTCATAACTTATACAATAGGGATCTCGAAATGAAAAATTACTGGCTTGCCAGAAACGGTTATAAACACATAGATAAAGAAAGAGGCATAATGTCAGAACCAACTTTAGTCCCATGTAATGAACCCGGTTTTATCCAAGACCTAAACATCGACGGACCTCCTCCGTATTGTCGAGTTGGGGAATCTGATAAATCATCTGGCACGATTGACCACAAAGATTTTCTTGATAATCAAAAAGACGTTGCAGGTCGTGACATCTCGTGGCTCGAAGATGCGACTCAAAGAAAGATGGGACAAGGAGCATCTGCTCTCTGCGATCCTCAGCAGACCGGGCACATCATTAACGAACAAGGCATGAGTCCTCCAAACAGGAACGCCGTCTATCGTTATTCTAAATCAATTCGTGGAACAGATGAAGCTTGCATGGATTTGTTCAAAGACATCATTGTCTTAGATGAATCTGGAAAAGCTCATCAAATTCCAATTATTTGGGCCACACAAGAAAAGGCAGTTGCCTACATACTTCAAGAGAATGTAAGAAAAGATGAGAGTCTTGTAGTTGATAGAATTCGATTGCCTATGTTGGCGATCCATGCTTCCAACTACAACTATAATCAAGGTCGATACACGTATCACAAAGCAATTGATTATTTGCGGGACTTCAAAGATAAGAGACCGGGATTCACAACAAGTGAACGATATCAAAGAGACACAGTGTTTGGGGTGAGCCGTGGCATTCCAATTGATATCAGCTACACATTGTACGCTTGGACATTGTACGAAGAAGATATGAATCAGATTCTGACTCAGATCGTTACAAAATTCAGTCCGATGGCATACATACGAGTAAGAGGAATCTCGTGGGAGATAGGTGTCAAGCTCGACTCAATCGCTAATAACGTAAATGTTGAGCCGGGAGACAAGCAGGTCAGAGTCTTTAAGTATCAGTTTACTTTCACAGCCGAGTCATTCGTGTCTCAGCCAATTGTTAGGAAGAAAGCCGTGTTGAAGACGAGGATAGAGGTCACTGACTCGACCATAGAAGATGACGTAACCGAAGTCTTGAGTAGGTTGGAACAAGCAGTAAAGGAATTGGAAGAATGATTGAGATCAAAAACAAACAGAAAAGTCCAGTACAACTTATTGTGAGATCGAGGACGGCTCCTCGTGCTTTCACCACCCTAATCATTCCGGGCATCGGCAAGGGTAAGAACATCAGGCTTATAGAAGACGAACAAACAACAGATATTATCGAACGTGTGGAGAAGATGGGCCTGATCTCCACTAGATACATTCCAAACTCTGAGATTCGCAAGGGAGATTAAGACATGGCTATTCTAAGGGGATTTCCACCATCTAACACGATTTCGCCGAGCGTAAGGATCACCGAAAAGGATCTGAGCTTTGTGGCTCCACAACAATCCTTTCACCGGGCTGGACTCATTGGGTTTGCGAGCAAAGGTCCGATCAATGTGCCGACTCTGGTCTCTAGCCAGAATCAGTTGACCACACTGTTCGGCTATCCGCACCCAGAATCCGGCGATCCTTACCTCATCTACGCTGCACAGGCATATTTGACAGTTGCTAATGAACTGTACATTGTCCGTGTTGCTGACGACGACGCTGTTAGCGATGAAGCTGCTTTGACAGCAGAAGTTGACATTCCATCCGCAGGTGGACAGATCCAGATTCTGTCTGACACGGCTGGAGACTACGTTTTCGGAACAGACATGTTCTTCCGATGGAAACTCAATGGAGTTCTTCATTCCAAGACATTGGTTGTTCTCGCAGGAACATACACAGCCGCACAACTTGCTGAAGACTTGAATCTCCAGTTGGTTGGCGACATCGACGGCATTGAATTCATTACACATACGAGCGATACAAAAGTCGGACTCCAGACCACATTCTCCTACGGCCCAGATGCCGAATTGGAATTGGTTTCAATCCAAGACTCAATGTACGGTGGTCCGGTTGGAGTAACCAATCCATGCGGCCTCGGACTCGATATGACTCAGGCCAGCATCACAGGATCGCTTGATCGTTATCCAGCAACATACCAGACAGCCGGTGAATATGACTTCACTGCCCTGACCGACATGAACCTTCAGGTTGTTGTCGATGGAACTGACAACGTGTTGATCGACAATGTGGTTCAGGTCATCGACCTCGCCGCCTTGGAAGGTGCCGAATACACAACAGCAGAATGCGTTGATGAAATCAACTTGCAAATTGAATCTCTTCCGGGTGGATTTGAAGCTTTCGCAGACGGCGATAACATCGCACTGAGAACGCTGCACTTCGGACGTGATGCAAGATTGCTCGTTAAGCCAGACAGCACAGCAGACGGAATCTTCGGACTCGCCAACGTAACAGTTGTCGGTGCCAGCCCAATCGGTACATCCGGCGACGGATCGACATACGATTATGGCCGTGTCAACGGAGATGCCAACAGCACTGGTGCAGTCACATTCACGATCACGGCTGATAGTGCCGGTATCGACGGAAACGCAACACAAGTTGTGATCCAGAATAACGTCCGTGAAGGAAACTTTGTTGTTCAGGTTTACAACGGCGGAGCACAAGTAGAAAGCTGGGGTGGTCTGACAAAAGACGAAACCAGCACCTTCTATGTGGAAACATTCTTGTCCTTGGTATCTGATTGGATTCGAGTCTCAGACAACTTGGACAATGCAGCATCTCCGCTTGATGGAACATACACACTGGTTGGCGGATCTGATGGAATTCCATCTGACCCAGACCTACAAGACGCCCTGATCGTTGGAAACCAGCTTGCCTACACAGGCATGTATGGACTCAGCGAGCCAGAACAGATTGACATCGACTTGGTTGCCGTTCCGGGCCACGCCAGCACGACTGTAGTAACAGCCTTGTTGGACCTCTGCCAGAACATTCGTATGGATTGCTTGGCAATCATCGACGCACCATTCGGACTCACAGTGCGTGAAATCGTGGAATGGCAGAATGGTAGCCATCCTCTCAACACCACGAGATTCGACTCTGACTTCGGTGCTCTCTACTGGCCATGGGTTAAGATTCGAGACAATTACAACAGAGTTGACATTTGGGCACCGCCATCCGGTTCGGTTATGGCAACCATCGCTCAGAGCGATAACTTGTCGGCACCTTGGTTTGCACCAGCCGGTACAAACCGTGGTATCGTCCACAACATCACAGACGTTTTCTCCAGACCAACTCTGGAAGAAAGAGACCTGATGTATGGATATCGCAATGCGATCAACCCAATTGTGCAATTCGTGGACTTCCAAGGATTCGTAATCTGGGGTCAGAAGACACTACAAAGACTGCCAACGGCTTTGGACCGTGTGAACGTCAGACGATTGATGTTCGTGCTGGAAAAACAAATCCGAGTCGCAGCCCGTCAGTTGCTGTTCGATCCACATGATTCAATCCTCGAAGCCAAGTTTGTGAGAATCGCTACGGCAATTCTCTCACAAGTACAGGTTGGACGAGGTATTGAAGACTTCCGAGTTATCTGTGATGCCACATTGAACACACCCGATGTCATCGACAGAAACGAACTGCGAGCAAGAATCGGAGTCATTCCAGTTCGAGCAGCGGAATTCATCTTCATCGAATTCTCAATCCACAGAACGGGTTCAGACTTCTCTGATTCCGACACAACCACGTTCTAATTTTTATGGTTCTCAGGGCCGGGCCTTCCGGCCCTGAGAATTGTTTTAGCAAGGGGTCTCAATATGGCTCAACCAATGGGCATCGGTCATGTGGGCTTGCCCGGAACAATCATCAAACGCAAATTTAGATATACCATTCAGTTCTCTGGCCCATGGGGTTTCGTTCCTGAACATTATGTCAAAGTAGCGGCACGTCCTCAATTAGAAATCGACGAACTTGAAGTTCAATTTCTGAATGCGAGCACATGGATTCCGGGAAAGGGTCGCTGGCAACCGCTTAATATCACATATATAGATGTAACCGGCAAAGAGATGCAAGATCTTTATGATTGGGCGGCTACGATATATGACTTCCAAGAATATGGCAAAAATGAAATTGATCTGAAACAATCTGAAAAACAAGGTTGGACAGGAGTAGGACTTCTTTCGCTTTATGATGGATGTGGAACTCCAGTAGAAAAATGGACACTGAAAGGTTGTTTTATTCAAGCAATCAATTTCGGAGATCTGGATTATTCATCAAATGATGAATGTAATATCGAAGTAACAATCAGATATGACAAAGCAAACTTGGAAGACGTTGGTTCGTGTGGCATCGTGCCAAAGGGATATCCTATATGTTGTCAATAACAGGAGTAAATAAAAATGGCTAGTCTAAAACCAATGGGCATCGGTGTCATTGGACAACCAGATGTTGTATTCAAAAGAAAGTTCCGCTGGACATTCGAAATTCAAGGATTTTGCAACAACCAGAAGAACGTAGTTCCAGAATACTTCGTCAAGTTGGCCTCTCGCCCGAACCTTGAAATCGAAGAAACAGAAATCAATCACTTGAACGCAAAGATGTGGATTCCGGGTAAGGCATCTTGGCAGACGATTTCTGTAACATACATGGACGTGGCACACACAGAGATGCAGAGTCTCTGGAACTGGCTCGCTACAGTCTATGACTTTACAGACCCGGTAAACCTCAAGATGGGAAACCGTCGTGACTGGGACGCCACAGGCGTTCTCAGCATGTATGACGGTTGCGGTGTACTGCTAGAACAATGGCAGCTTCAGCACTGCTGGCCAACAGGCATCAACTTTGGAGAACTGGACTACTCTTCCTCAGAAGAAGCAACTATCGAACTGACGCTCCGTTATTGGGACGTTGTTTACAGAAGCTACTGCCCAGACTTTATCCCAACTGGTTGCTGCTCAGGTTGCGGAAACTAACCAGAATAGGAGAACAGTATGGCACAACCAATGGGTATTGGAGCACTTGGCTTCAATAACACAATATTCAAGAGGAAGTTTAGATACACCTTCACAATTACCAATATCTGTGGTAATGCAAATAGGTCTGTACCTGAATCTTACGTCAAGACAGCGGCCCGTCCGAATCTTGCAATCGAAGAAACAGAAATCAACTTCTTGAACGCAAAGATGTTTATTCCGGGAAAAGCTACTTGGGAAACAATTACAGTAAACTACATTGATGCAGTCAACGCATCCAACATCGCCTCATTCAAACCGTTGTGGGATTGGATGGCATCATTGTACGACTTCAGAGATCCAATCAACCTAAAAATGGGATCAAGTCGTCGTGCCTATTCGGCCACCGGAATTCTCAATCTGTATGATGGTTGCGGAACTCTTCTGGAAACATGGACAATGGACAACATGTGGCCAACTGCAATCGACTTCGGAGAATTAGATTATTCTTCATCAGAAGAATGTACAATCGCACTGACATTACGATACCACGATGTCATCTACACTCCTGTATGTCCAGCATTCGCCATTGAACCTTGCTGCTTTCCTTGTGGTAGTTAAGTTTGTAATGACTATGATAAGGGGGTGGGATTTAGATCCGCCCCCTTATTTTTTTGGAGAAGACTATGGCAAAAATGGGTATGCAAATGGGACTGGAAGGCGATGGCCGCTTCTGCAAAAGACAGTTCCGTTGGATGTTCACAGTTGATAACATAATTGGAGATCTAAGCTCTAGTGGCAGTATGCAATGTTTGCCGCCAGAAAAGAGTGCTAGACCAAATCTGTCATTCAAAGAAATGAATGTACAACACTTGATTGAAGAAGTATTTTATCCTGCCAAGCCAGATTGGAAGCCAATTACGGTGACATTATTTGACTTAAAGAAAAGTTCGCACCCAATTTGGAAGTGGCTAAACGAATTGTATTTTGTCGATGCACAGACTGCTACATTCGTTGAACCCAACGCAAAGCCGGGTCCAACTGTAGGTTTCATCAGACAATGCACACTGCAATTATTCGACGGTTGCGGCGAAGTCGTCGAGACTTGGATCTACGACGACTGTTGGCCACAATCTGTGAATTTTCAACCACTTGATATGACTCAAGGTGGTCTTGTCATGTGTGAGGTTACGCTACGATACGCAAGAGCTTATATCCAAGAAGATAGAGGAAGATCGCAACTTTAATCTTCGTCATCTTCTTCATCTTCGTCTATCTCAAACAATTGGAATTCTCCATTAAGGATCTCTCTCATTCCTTCGAGAGCATCTTCCAGTTGCTTGCTTTTCCAGCCGAGCTTACGAATGGTGGCACTCTTATTAAGCCGCCCTCGCTTGGTGTAACACTCGTTGTCATCATCTAAGAGACATTCGAGCAATTCACCATACCCGTTCTTACGAAGCTTGTCTATGATTTCTTGCATTTCGATAGCGTAAACAGGATTGGTTACACTAGCTTTGTTCATATAATTACAATCTACCATGAAGTTGAATCCCTGTCAAGATAGCTTCTGCTATTTTGTGATCTTTCTTTGCCATTTCTCATAACAACACTGTCAAATTTGTCTGACAGGTACACCATGTATTTCTTTTTCAGTTCATTATAGTTTCTGGCACTTCTGTAAAGTTGTCTGTAATGATTCAAAATGCAAGTTGTCATGTAATTGAACGCTTTGCCTTTTCTTGGATCGAACCTGTCAATCTTTTCGAAGCAGATCAACACACCTTCTTGAATGGCGTCATCCACGTCGATCCCGCTAAACTTGGCATAATTCGTAATGTTCTGTGCAAGAATGTAGAAAGCGTATGCCAGTTGATTCTGAAAATCCTTGAAGTTCACACAGGACTCGTTGTACTTGCCGACAACGGCGTCCAAACGGTCTTTTTTAACTTCATCTTTGTACTTGATCAATCTGCGATTGTAAGTTTCTTGACAATCACTAACCATCATGTGGTATCGTTCTTTTTCTCTTTTATGGAATTGGAATGATTGAATGATGGATTCAAACGTCTTGTTGTTAAGGTATTCGTTGGCCATTTTCCTCCGACCGAGCATTTAAGGGTATCTATATATCTGCATCACGGCTCACAATCTGCAAGGAAAATTCCCTTTTTCCACTATCATTAAGAGTAGTATGGAAATAATAAAGTTGTATGCTGAATTGCTGTCTAATCCCAGAAGTTTGGTGGCATATCATGCCTTGCTGACCAAATACAAAAATTGCAATATGAGCAATGAAGCCAAGGCAATTGAGGATCTAATCCGAAGGAAGTTCGATGCTGACTGTCCACATATTGACCAAGAACAACGCCAAAACAATCCAGAAGGCTCTTGACTCAGTTCAATGGGCAGATCGGATCATGGTGGCAGATCTGGGAAGCACAGACGGCACGATCCAGATTGCGGAACAATCGGCGGAGGTCTACAGAATGGATTGTCTCAGGAATGACGCCAGAAACAAGCTGATTGAGATGACTACAGGGCCAACATTGTCATTGGAGCCTTGGGAAGCTGTCGCTCAAGGACATCACACACTAAGCAACGTGTCCAAACAAACCTATGCCACAATACTACAGAACAAGACATTGACAAAGGATATTAGGGCTTGGTGCGGCAAACCAAAGTTCATTAACCCTGTCTATGAGATGATTGAAGGAGATGGATCTGAATCAGACATATTGATCTATTCAACAGGTCGTACAGATCATTCGGAATTGTTGAGTGCAATCAACGATTGGAAGTTGGAAGCCCCGACAGCCATAGCCCCATACTATTACGAAGCCTGTACGTTGCTTTCTTTGGGAAAATGGAAAGAGTTCCTTGCAGTGTCTGAACATTACATGTTCTTAGATAAAACGAAATCAATTTCGTCTGTAATGAACCACTATTACTTCTCAATGGTTCAATTGGTATACATGAAGAAAGTTGTTCCTACATTGCAGAATCTGTCTATATGCTTGGCCGCTAAGCCGTTGATGGCTGAATTCTGGTGTCTTGCAGGAGACGTTCACTACCATCTAACGAAGAGATTCAATGTGGCCAAGGATCTCTATGAGAATGCGATTATGCTAGGCGGCAAAAGGCTTAAGAGCGACAAATGGCCAATGGATCTCGCAAAGTACAGATCTTACCCGATGAAGATGATTGAGAGTTGTGACAAACTCATGGAGAGCAAATCTCTGTATCTCAAATCCTAGAACACATCTTCAATGTGATTAACCACAACAGTCACTTGATCTTCCCAGCGAGCCACATCCAATTGCTTCCGACCCGGTGGTAGCTTCCTGAGTTCGGCTGTGAGTTCGTGGATGCTGCAATTGATCACTTGCCACTCGTTCTTGGCGAATCTCTCTAGGCTCTTCTCCATCTCCTCGGCAGGCGGCGTGTCCTTCATTGGGAAATAGTTGGCGATTTCCTTGCCAGCCTTACGCATGACGCTCATGTAAATTGGATGGTTGCAAGCACATCCGGGATTCTTCAAAAACTTTTGAACATCTTCTGTAAGTGTGTCTGGCAGAGACGATCTAAATCGTTCATCAAGTAATGCTTGCTTGATGTCATGAATGTTTACTTTTTTCTTCATCTTATCCTAAGAATTCAGGTGGTTTATATTTGATCGGGGTTCCATCCTCGATCCTCTTTTTCTTTTCCATGTCTTCCTTTGCTTTTTGCTCTCTCTTGTCGATCTCGTCATACGACTTAGAGTAAACATCAGGAAGAGATTTGACAACAACGCCTCTGCCACAGTCTGGGCATTTCACCTTGGACTTCTGTTGAACAACAGGGATGTTGATTACAGATTCTTTCCACTCATTGCTTTGAAAGACTAGAGTTTTAGTCTGACCGTTCAATTCAAAGATCAGACTTCTCTTTCCGTCTCCATCTACTTTTTTCCAGCCTTGAGCGGTAAGCGTGTCGATATCGACTACACCTGTTGTTTTGATGCTGGGATTGTTTAGTGTTGGGATTTTTGTGGGCACAGCAGACACTTTGATTTGAGTTAGGCCATCTGGCTTATCTGTATCAAAGATCTTCTTGTACGAGCAAATCTCGCAATACACTAAAAAACGCTTAATCTTCTCTGGTTGTCGGTTCATCATGATCTGCCTCATCTACCTCGAATTCAATTTTGCTCCTAAGTAGATATGTCAAATCTGTGAATGTTTGGGCAATTACACTTCCTGCGAACCCGCATGTCAGAATAAGCCACCATTGATTAGAGACAATCAACCAGCCACAAATTAGACCGGCCCAGAACCCAGTGCATTCATAGCACTCAAACAATTGCTTTGACCAATCTGCTGATTGCATCCACTCTCGAATGCTCTTGCCAGAGATCTTGATCAAATCAAAGATCCTGCCATGCACAACAATGTTGGTCAGGCCAATCGTGGCCAACGCAAAAAACACTAATGTAATCATTACTCTCTCTTCTTTCTCTTAATGTCGTTTTCTTCATCATCTTGATCTTTTTCTTCTGCCTTCGTGTCGTTGATGAAATTTCTTTTCTCAACACGACAAGCTTCGTCAAAGCATGGCACAAACACGCACAGATATCCTTCTTCGGCCATCGCATCAACCGCAACTTGATTCTGAGCTTTGACCAAGTTGACGTATTCATCCACGCCTAGATGTTTGTTTTGCTCACAGACGTTGAGGAAAAATGTCACAAATCCTTTTTTAGCTGTCATAATGCTCCTTAAATTTATCGCCAGAAACTAATATAGAGGAACTCTTTGTCCCGCCAAGTGCTGAAGTAATTGAAGTCTGTCACACGACAAAGCTCGTCACAGACCTCAGTTGAGTTGGCAAGCGGAACTTTAAGATTGTGATTGACACTGTAATTTAGTCTTTCGACTATGATCTTGTCGCCAAAATATGTTTCCAGCATCCGCACTTCATCTTCTGTCAAAGCATTCAGTAAATCTAAGACAGCTTGTTTGCCGATACTGCCAAGCATCGGCAACCTCTTGGCAATACGCCACTGCTCGAAAAGACTAAAGTAACTTGGCGGAAGCATTTTTTGTGCTTCTTTGTCGTGAAATACAAGTTCTTCGATGTTGGAGAAATTAAGATCAATCATACTCTTATACCACACTGAGTCCAAATTCATCATAGTATGAAGGAGATGATTATGACAGATGATGTTTACCGCCCAAGGAAGAAAATCAGTTCACAAGACTTGCAAGATGATCTCGTAGATGAATCTCCGACGAGCGATGATAATGATCCTTTGGCTGCTATTCGAAAAATTCAACAAGCAGCAGGAAATGAAGTCGGCAGAGATGTGTCCGATCAGCCGCTCGCCAAGAAGGACATGCCATTTGAGGTTAGTGGCCAGATGCCATCAGCTTTCAAGGAAGCAATGGCACGAAAGGCTGCTGCCAGCGGCAACCCAGCCCCGGCCCCAGCAGATGAAGAGGACGATCTGCCTCCATTCATCAGGGAGACCAGACAGGCCGCTCCCAAGAAGCCAAAAGCAACTTCAGATTCTAAGATCAGAGTCACGGGGAGTGACAGCTTTGAAGCGGCTTTGGCAAAGTTGTCAGACCCAAATCAATGGGAAGAGTTTGAGTTCCCGTCCAAGGGTCGCTTCTACAGCGAGATCCCTCCAGTAATCCATGTTCGCCCCATGACTGGAGAAGAAGAGCAGATCTTGGCAACTCCAAGATTCGTCAAGAAGGGCAAGGCCATTGATATGATCTTCGACAGATGTATCCGTGAGAAGATTAACACAGAAGATCTTCTGTCAGTTGACAGAACTCACTTGTTGATTTACTTGCGTGGTATTTCATACACGCCAGAGTATGACGTAGAAATCAAGTGCCCAGAATGCGGCATCAAGTTCCAGACAGTCATCGACTTGAACGGATTGGAAGTTGAAGACTGCCCTGTGGACTTTGGCCCGGATGATTTGGAAGGCACATTGCCAATGAGCGGGTTCAAGTATCGTTACCGACTATCGTTGGGCAAAGACGAACAACAAATCTCTCAGTACAGAGACAAGAAGATTCAAGACTGGGGCGACCAGAGCGAAGACGACACTCTTCTGTATAGAACAGCTTTGTTGTTGGAAGAACTTGAAGGCGTGAGGATGTTGAAGGAAATCCAGTTCTTGTTAAAGAAACTGCCGATTGCCGACGTGGCTTATCTCAGAAATGAGATCAACCAGCCACCATTTGGGGTGAAGACTGAAGTTCCAATGCTGTGCCCATCTTGCACTGAAGAGTTCAAGATCGACTTGCCGCTAGAAACAAGTTTTTTCTTCCCAAGGAAGAAGGAGGAAAATCGCCAAGCGTAGAGCTATGGCGTAACCTCATGGAAGAACTCTTCTTCTTCCAATATCACATGCACATGTCAAAACAAGATTGCATGACAATTCCTATTCACGAAAGAAAATGGTTGATCCAAAGGTTCATCGAGCAAAAAAAGAAGGAATCTGAAGCAATTGAAAGAATGAAGAAACAAAAGAAGTGATCTTCAGCCTAAAAATCACAATTTCCTTTCTAAAATTACTAAATTACACTAGATAGAAAGTAGTTCATTATTTTAGGAGGACAAATGGATGAGAAGAAATATTGCCAATGTGGATGCGGTGGCGAAGTAAAGGTCTGGAAAAATGGAAGATACAGTCCTTTTTTACGTGGACACCACATGCGTAAAAAAGGATACGATCCAGCAATCACAGAAACAAAATATTGTGAATGTGGTTGCGGAACTGAATTGAAAAGACTCAAAAATGGCTGTATCCCAAGATACATCAAAGGACATCATCTAAAAGGCACAACTCTTAGTCTTGAGTACAGATTAGAGAGAACAAGAAATAGATGGGGCAGAGAACCGGATTTAAGCCCTTATCTTGAAGAAACATTTATATCATTTGATAAAAAAATGAAAAGATGGATAGCGTGTGTTAAAGATTCAAATGGAAAATCCAAAGGAGCCATGCACGCAAATGCTGTTTACAAAAAGCATTTTGGCAACATCCCAGAAGGATATGTGGTTCATCATAAAAATGGGAAACACGAAAAAGTTGAAGATGACAAACCAAGTAATCTTATGTTGCTTCCAGACAAATGGAATTTGAGATTCTTTCCTGTATTAGCAAACGGATTCGGAGTGGATGAAAACATTGTCACAGACATTTATCTAAACATATTTGATAATCATAAGTCTGAGAGACAATTGTTTTGTGAGTTGTGCGAACAACTCGGAAGTTTAGTAAATCTAAAAAATCATAATGGATGAATTTGCGGAGCTTTGTTTAGTATCACATAGATAAATTTATGAAGAATTTTTGGATTGATAGACACAACAAAAAAGAAACAGAAAAACGACGAAAGGCTGTCGCAGATGTTGTTGATGCGGTCAAAGCAGCCGTGCGTAAAAAGCTGTTCGCTAAGTATTTCAACCCATACAGAAAACCATAATGGCACTCAAAGAACGCTATCAAAATCCGGCCATAGGCGACTCAATCAATTTGAGATTGTTCACCTACAACAGCAACAACCTTGCTGATCTATCAAGCATCACCAAGGTTGACATCTATTATCTGGACAGAGAAGAAGTTTCTGACACTAATCCAGATGGCCGGAGATTGGTTGAATCGTATGATGGGTCGGCTGTAACCATTGAGGATACAGGCACGCATTCGCTTGAGATTGACGCACAGGAAGCTCTGTACGTGATCGGCAGATATCTTGACATCTGGACTGTGAGAGTGTCAGACTCGCAGCCAGCAGAAAGCATTGAACAGGTTTTTGAGATTTACCCAAATCTCTGGTACACAACACCAATCCCGGTGGTGTACGACTTTAGTTTTCACTTCCAACCAAACAAGTTTCGTAAAGGATCAAAGCAATTTCTAATCATTGAGATTGTTCCCAATGTGCCAACGGCGGGAGACCTTAGAAAATACTACGAAAACTTGGCGATTGTATCTGACCTTAAGATATCAATCTCTCAAAACTGCGGCAATTGCGTGCCAGCGGAAGAAGATCTACGTCTGATCGTTGATGAAGTTTCTGTAGACTACCGTGAGAAACGGTACGCATATTACAGAATCGACACAACAGACATGGATTGCGGCATCTACGATGTCTGGTTCCGTCTTGACTTCGGTGGCAACACGTACATAAGCGACCGCTACAACATTCAGATCTATGACTAGCCGTCATAAGGAGTAATATGGACGACATTCAAGAATCCCTACTAGGGGACACGCAACCGGTGTCTCGTCACTCAATGGGAATGGGCAAGCTTTCTGATCCGTCAATTGTTTTTGTCAGACAATTTAGATGGACTCTGGGCAGCAAGGTTTTAGATGAACACTTCGTAAAGAACGTGAAGTTTGATTTCAAGTCACAGACATTACATCTGGAAGCTTATGAGGTCGTCTGTAATGACACGATCAACATTCATGATTGGCTTGAAAGTGATCTTAGCAAAGAGACATTGTTCTTCACAACTTATGATGGTTGTGGCCACCCAATTTACACATACGAAATTTCAGACATCGCTCTTGAATCAGACACTGCTGTCTATGATTATGCGGCCTCTGATGAAGTCACAAGAAAATTGTCTTTAACATATGGAAACATCAAAAGGATATTTCACTCCAAAGGAAACAAAGATGTAATTTACAAGAAAAAATTTGATTGGACAATGAGTGTCGATAATGGAGTTGCCAAGAAAGTAAAGCTTGTAAGCAGACCAAATTTGACGATTGAAGAAACAGAAATCAACTTCCTCAACGCCAAAACGTGGATTCCGGGCAAGGCCAATTGGCAAGATCTATGCGTAGAACTAGATCGACAGTCTCGATGCCTTCTTCAACCGCTGATGAATGGCAAAGACCGCTCCGTTCAATTGAACTTGTTAGATGGATGTGGTGATGTTTTGGAAACTTGGCACTTGAAAAATGTCCGAGTATCAAAAATGAAAGATGAAGAAGAAAAAGTTCACCTCACACTCAAATATGATGAGGTCCGATACGAATCAGCGAGCAAGCCGGAAGTATCTACCGTAATAAACACAGAGGTTCCACATGTCTAAAGTAGAAAAAGTTAGAATTGATTTGCCGAACAGAAATCCACCTGTAAAGCAGTGCAAGGTTCAGAACCAGAGGCCAGTGTCTGGGAACTTCAAGCTCGTGCCCAAATATATGCCTTTTTTGACGCAGTTTGTTTCGGATGTATCTTGGAATTGCCAAGCAAGAACATTGGAATTCAACATCACAGAAACAGCTAGATTTGATGCCTTCAACTGGTTTGGCGGCATCAACAAGAGAGTTGCAGAATCACAGAAGAGTTCCTTTGTGGATCTGGAGCAAGATAGCTTGCTTTTGGTATTGATGGATGAGTGCGACAAAGAAGTTGTAACAATCAAGTTCCGTGGTCTGGGTCTGATAGATCATCATTGTTTCTTCGCCAGAGACACACTTGGGAGTTTCGGCGTCGATTCGCCCAACGATCCTTTGGCACACTTCGTGCGTCTCATGTATTCCGATAGTGAAACAATCGCTCCGGCTCATGTTGAAGACGAATTTGAACTCAAGATCATGTCGCCAGAACAAAAGAATGAATTTGTTGATGAGGAGTGGCAAGAAGCTTCTTGTCACTGCGATGAAGATGTCGCTGTAAGCTAAACAAAACCCCGCACTGCAATGTAGTGCGGGGTTTTTCTGTAAAATGCTCTTGCAAAATTCTTACAGACATGATACTATACATTAAGACTGGAAACATTCCTTGGGAGTATGACTTAGCTCCCGAAGCAAATTTGCAATGCCCAATTGAGGATGAGGGTTTCCCAGTGATAGGAGGATAAGTTGGTGTACTCAAATCATTTCGTGATGTGCGTCCTCGTAGATGGACAGCCCACACAAGAACTCGCCAATGGCGTAGTTACTCTGCCCTTTGGAACCGAATATGCTTTACGGTTCCGCAACAAGAACAACCGTCGAGCAGTCGTCAAGATTTACATTGACGGTGAAAATGTCTCAGGAGACGGATACATCGTTCGGGCCAACGACCATATCGACATCAAGCGTCATCATGACGTTGATAGATCGTTCAAGTTCGTGTCGCTGGACAGCCCTGACGCCGTGGATCACGGCAAAAACGGCCCTAACGCCGACAAGGTGAAAGGCACAATCGAAGCCAGATTCTATCTGGAAAAAGAAGTGCCGCCAGCACCTGTGATCGTGGATCATCACCACCATCACCATCATGACCATCACCACGATTGGTATCGTCCACGTCCGTTGCCATTTCCATACAGGCCATACTATACCTGTACCGGGAATATGTCTGCACCGCCATCTGGAGGTGCTACATTCAGCACTCTTGCGTCCAAACGGTCCAGTGGTCCGGGAGGATCATCTGTTCGTGGCATGTCCATGAAGTCCATGAACTGTTCTGCTGCTCCAGAAGCCACATTGGGATTCTCTGAAGAATCCAGTTACACTGCTGCACCAAGCACTCCAGATCCAATCCTGAAGGATGGTTGTACTGTCGAAGGCAATGTCACAGGACAGAGCTTCCACACAGTCTACATTGATCTGGAAGAGACTTACACGAGCCTCAAGTTGTTCCTGCAAGGACACGAGGCAGAAATTCAAACAGCAGCCCCAAAGAAGACACGGAAGACAAATAAAGACAACCGTGTAGAAGATTTGGAGTCGGAGAACGAAGAACTCAGACGTAAGCTCGCAGAACTTGAGAATGCAGAACTCAAGGCGAAGTTGACAGCTTCTCAAAAGCCGGTAACTGGCGGAAAAACAAAGCCAAAGGCAAAAGCAAAGCCTAAAGCGAAAGCCAAGCCAGCCGAATAAACAAAAAGGCCCGGCAGGATCACTCCTGCCGGGCCTTTTCTATTGAATCCGATCAGTTGTTGCTGAACGGGCTATCTGGCCGTTGCCGACGCTTGGACTGCTTGACGATGATCTTTTCCAGCGTCTTCGGGTTGGCGATCTTGTTGATCAGATGGAACGCAAACTGGTCCATCAGCAAGTCGCCAGCCAACTTCATCGGATCGAGGACTTGATCACCTTCTTCGATCTCCATGCCAGCTTCTGGGCAGACCATCTTGATGTGCGTCTGCATCGAAGCCACTGCCACAGAGATGTCTTCGGGACGAATAACCATCTTGTCTTCGGAATTCCCGATGGCACTCAACTTGGCCCGTTCAACCGCTTCCTGAACGAAAGCTGCATTGGAACCTTTCAGTCCCTTGACGGCGGTAATGATTTCGGCATCAGTGCCTTCGACGATTGCAACGCCGTCTTTGGTCTTGCCGTAGTGACGGACCAATCGCAGCATTGCTCCATCATCAGGAGCCAAAATCGGAATCACGGTGTCGATTCGACCGGGACGCAAGAACCCAGAATGAATGCCGCCGACATGATTGGTCGTCAGAACGGTCATCACTTCCAGATGCTTGCTTTCCACGCCGTCGAGCGTGTTGAGAATCTTGTCGATCTCCGGTGTACGAGGCCCGTTCGGCATCGTGCGATCCACGTCTTCAGCGAACAGCACGCATGGTTGATAGAGCTTGGCGAAAGCCACAGCCATATCAAGGTCACGCACATCTTCGACGTACAGGAACGTCCACCCGTGTTGCACACAGATCTGAGCCAGCCGATGAGCGGTCAGAGTCTTGCCAGTGCCGTAACGGCCTTCGAGGAGAATACCACGTTTCAGAGGCACGCCGTTCTTCCGGCAGCGATCCGTGAATCGCACAGGGTTGAACAAGTTCGTCTCGATCATCCGCTCGGTGTCGGCGGCATAGACGATCTGTTGGTTGGCGTACTTCTTGAGGTCGATAAACCGTGGTGCAAAAGTTGGACTGAAGGAACTTTGACGATCACCATCGGTGTCACGGAAATTGAGCTTCACCGCTTGTCCACGATAGATGGATTCAGAGGCGACGATCTCCCGCACACGTTTGGCGATTTCAGCCACGGTCTTTTCATGTCGGCGTTTGACGGTCGCCGTCAGATTGAAGATGGGCATCCCATTGTCTTCTTTCCAACCGGTTGCCAAATGTCCGTTGACCTTGGGAACAATGCAACGTCCCCAAGGGATTTGCAATGTCTGGCCGAAGGCGATCTCGACGCCGATCATTTGCGGCGGCGATGGGCCGAAGAAGCCCGGCGTGGGAATCAGATTCGCCCAGCCGTACTTTTCTTTCAGAGCCTTCTGGAAGGCGACAGCACCATCCAGCGGGAAGGCGTTGACGGCCTCCTGCACGGAAACATCCGTGTTCTCTTCATCACGTTGACGGACCAATGCGTCGATGGCCTCATCATAGTCCATGTCCATCGGGATCACGAACTTGTCACCGTGGAACTCCACGTCAATTTTACGTGGTGGTTCCTTCTCTTCCGTTTTTGCTGCCGCAGTCATGCTTGTCTCCTTGATTTTGGCACGTCTTATAAGCCTAGCAAAGTCTTCTTTGGTCGGCACAGGCAAGTTCCCGCCGATCATTGTAAGGACTGGTTTTGTGGTTGTAAAGGTGACGCTGCCTTTTTCCTTGTCGCTGTCGAAAGTCAGACCCATAATTTCTGTTCCAAATTTTGGACTACAAGTCGAATCCGTCTTTTTTGTGGATGAACCCTCCGAATCCATCATCCCCCGGTTCTTGTGGCGGATTTGGCTGGTAGTGATAGAGCCACATCTTGTATTTCACATCAGCTTCTAAGGTTCTGAGATCATCGTAATGGGCATGGACCCCGCTGCGATAAGGAGCGGTCTCGCAATCTTGGAAAATGAGGTCGGCTTTGCGGTAGAATTTTTCGATCTGCCGAGGACAAAATTGCGTGTCTGTTGTCAGGAAGGTGTTGCGAGCACCTCTCTCGATCATCAGCCCGTAGCTGTGAACGATCTCGTATCCGTTCATAACATGCACGGTTTGAACAGGATAGAACTTTGCATCTCCGAATGCAAACGAATTGTTGATTTTGATTGGAACCACATCAAAAAATGACTCCAGAGTCAGCACCAGACCTTCATGGGATTGCATCCCAGCTTTGAGACTTCCCCACAAGTCATCAATGAGTTCTTCGACAATAAACATCTTCGGTCGTGGACATTCTGGGTCGAAGTAAGTGCAGAACCCCAGCCATTCCAAGCCGCCAATGTGGTCGGCATGGAGATGCGATATGTAAACAGCGTTGATGTTCTTGTGTGTCAGTCCGAGTTCTCTGAGAGAAAATCTTGCGTCTCCGCCGCAGTCAATCAATAGACGTTGATCTCCCGCCGTGACGACCATGTTGGACTGCCAGTAATCTTGTGTGGTGAATGCACTTCCCACGCCTGCGAATTGAATGTTCATGTTTTCCTCCGAACCACTTTATGGCACATCTTGTGCCAAATAGAATTACCTGAAAAACGCACAGTCCGATGTCGTCAGACTGACTTCGCAGACATCAATTTGACCAGCATAAATAAAGCATGGAACATTTGGTAGATCATTTGCGAAAGAAATCCGTCCACATCGTCATCACGAACGTCTGCAATTTATCTTGCGGCGGATGCACGCAACACTGCGGATTGTTCTCGAAAGAAAAATTATTCTTCATCACCAAGGAGCAATTTCTCATCAATGTCAATGTGGCCTCAAAAATGAATAAATTGGTTCATTTGTTTGGAGGTGAAGCGTGTTTGCATCCAGACATTGAAGACTTTTTATCTGTGTCTTGCGAATATCCAGATCATACATTTTTTCTATGGACTAATGGACGATACAAAAATCACACAGATGAAATCGTAAAAACTCGTAACATAGGAATCAGTTATAAACACACTGTATACAAAAATGTGATCATACAAGTTGACTACCCAAAAGAAGGCAGAAGATTTATTCCAACTCTGGTCGCTCCACAAGATGTTTATCCACTTCCTGAGAAAGAACAGTATTTCACACAATATGCTTACAATAACTGTCCACAATGGAAGTCTTGTCAAATTTTGTTCTATGACCATTATGCGTATGCTTGTGAGTGTGCTGGATCATTCGACAAGATCGCCAACTTCAATAATGGCTGGGAAATTAAAGAAAATTTCCTAGACGAACTAACAGATAAGGATGTGATCAAACAATTGACCAACTTCTGTTATCGGTGTGCCTTATGCTTGCCGAAAGACATTCGGGACAACTTTGTCCAGAAAACTGAAGATCCGCCATTGTATTCGCTGACCAACCTCGAACTCTTGCCAAAGCACAAAATTGTCGGAAACCCACAGGGCACAACGAAATTTTTGTAGCGAACCTGTCTGCGAAAAATGTGTCTTCCCCATAGATACCAATTCTGATAATCTGATTTCCGTCAAGGAAGACACAATGAAAACCTATTTAGAAATCCCCGGCCCAGCCGGTGGACACCACAAACCATGTTATGCTTTCGTCAAATACGACGGGAGCAATATGCGTTTTGAATGGAGCCGTAAGCGTGGCTGGTACAAGTTCGGCACACGCAAAACAATGATCGACGAGAACACTCCAATTTTTGGAACGGCGATCCCGATGTTCCTCCAGAAATACGGGGACGATCTGGCCAAAGTGTTCAAGACAGAAAAGCACTTTCACGGTGTTCAGAATGTCGTTGTGTTCGCAGAATGGTACGGGAAGCTCTCCTTTGCCGGACAGCACTACCCATGGGACACAGATTATGATATCGTATTGTTCGATGTCAATCCCATGAAAAAGGGAATGCTGGGTCCAAAACAATTTTTGGACATGTTTGGTCATTTGAATGTTGCCGAACTTGTTTACACCGGAAACTTTGGCGACTGGCTAGTCGAATCAGTTCGTAAAGAAACAATCGACATCACATCCAAATACAAAGTTCAGGTCGATTTCCCCGAAGGCGTTATCTGCAAAGGTGGAACTGGGCACGACCTTTGGATGTGCAAAATCAAAACCGAGCGTTACAAAGAAGCTTTGAAGGCTCTGTATGAAGGCAATTGGGAAAAACACTGGGAGTAACTATGAAATGTTTCGGATGCAGTGCAGAGAAGGATATGGCTGTTTTGGAGCCGTACCCTTATCCAGAAGATGAAAGACTGTGCGAAGGCCCAATCGAACCACTGTTCGTCTTAGAGGTTCAGCCTGACGGTGATGGAGAATGGAAAGTGGCTGTTGTTTGCCACGAGTGTTTCAAGAAGCTTGACCCAGATATGTGGATCGGCGAACGCTGCTGGATCAACATCAATCCTGTGATCCCATTTGATAAGTTGCCGCTGAATGACCTTCCTCTTGAAACAGATGAAGATGCTGCGGCCAAGTGGAATCCAGAGAGCTACGTGCTTCCCTAAGAGTATTCTTTCAGCTTCTCTTCGAGATTGATTGCAACTTCTTTTAATTGACTCAGAATCAATTCTTGATCAAGCCCCACTCTCTGCAAAGCTATGAAATAGTCAGATTCAATCGACTCAATTGTGAGCCAGTTGATTCTGAACTCGCTTCCGTCTTTTTTGTAATTGACGGTGCCTCCTTCAAACTTCATGTTTGCCTTGAGATTCACCTTAAGTCTATCTAAGGTTTCTCGGCAACTGCTCGGCCCCTGCAATATTCTGGGCGTCTTCCCGATCACTTCTTCACTAGAATATCCGGTAAGATCTTGCCAATTCTTATTAACATAAAGAATGTGCGGACCCGGAAAATCTAACATTTTATCTGTGACAACAACACAGACATCTGGGTTGGCTATTTCAATCAACTCAAGGATTTTTATCAGTCTTTGTTCCATACTCTTATATATCTCTCTAAATAGGAATAGAAAGGAAGAGCAAATGCTAACACACAAAATTTCATATGATACAGAGCGGTTTGATTTCAAACGACTTGTACAAGACCACTATGGGGTAGAAGATCTAACTCAGTTAGACAAATGGCTCAATGAAGAAGTCCCATTCTTTGAGGACAAAACATTCGACCAAAGCACTGGCATCCACAAACACTTCTATAAGATCTACGACGATGACAAATTCTTGTCTGTTTACAGATCATTCTTGAAAGAAGTGATTCAACCGGGATATGGAGAGCCACTGGTCTATCAGGCCAAGCCGACATTCAGAGTTCATTTGCCAAACAACGTCGCTGTTGGTGAATGGCACAAAGATGGTGATTACAATCATCAACGATCTGAGGTCAACTACTGGATGCCATTCACAAAGGCGTTCGGCAACAATAGCATCTGGATTGAATCAGAAGAAGATAAGGGAGATTACCAGCCATACGATGTTGAGTGTGGCGAGGTGCTGATCTTCAATGGTGCTTTCTTGAAGCACGGCAACAAACCAAACGATACCGGAGTGTGTCGAGTGAGTGTTGACTTCAGAATCATCCCGTATTCTCAGTATCAGGCTCTTCAGGCCCAATCATCTCACTTGAAGCTAAAGTTTGAAATTGGCGGTTACTACAATTTGCTAGAGGTATAATGTCGCCATCTGTTTTGTACACAATAGCTTCTTGGAGCGGATCAAGATCTGGTGTAAATTTCGACGACACCTATCTTGAGAAACACATCGAGCAACTCAAGAAAGTCAAATGCAATCTGACACAGATCTCGATTGGCAATCCAGAAAATCCTTCTAAAAGAGCCGAGTTTGAAGAGTACCTCGAATCTCTAACAGATGTGAATGGCGTGCCTGTTGTAGTTCATGATATGCCAAATATTGGCAGGTCATACGGACAATGGGCACGCATTTATGAAGAGTATAGAACAAAATTCGACTACTACATTTTCATAGAAGATGACTACCAGCCAGTGTTGGACAATTTCGATTCAACACTAATCAAAATGTATCAAGAAAAAGATTGCGGGTTTTTGTGCGGCATGATCCTGAATAAAACAGGTCGTTATGGAATTCGATGCCAAGAAGAGCACGCCGGAGTAACAAATGGCATTGCTTCTTCTGATGCACTAGAAGAAGTCAGAGAACGCTTTTGCTGTCTGCCGCATGACATGGGCGAATACAACAATGGCCAGATTTTGTTCTCCAAGGGGTTTCTTGATGTTGGCTTAACCCTTGGAGAATACATTGACACTGGAGAGTACAGATGTTTGTACTACCAACACGATGAGTCAATCAGAATATATGGGCCTAACAAGGACGCCAAAGACATCTTCTCTCCCAAACAAGTTGTCGGGAGAGAAGACCAATTCGATTACGTCCATTACAAAGAATCAGACAGACCAAAAACATCAAGAAAGGTTGGCAAATCAAGAGTCATTGGCAGACGTTAATGTCCATGTACGTTGATCTGTGATCACAGTGCCATTGATGACTCTTCCGCTGGTGCCATCAGTTGACATCATGTATTCAGGTCTGCTCATCATATAGTTGTTGAGAAGCACCAAAAATTCATCCATGTGTTCACGCAGTTCGTCCGGCTGCATCTTGTCGAGATCCTTGCCTTTCGTGGTCCGCACATTGGCATGAGCGTTTTCCCACGGATCTCCATTGACCATAATCGTGTAGGTTCGCTCCAGAGGCTGGACGGTGTGCCATGTGCGACGGTCAACAATCTCATAAGTTGAGTACGGTCGCACAATCTCTCTGAAGTGAAAGACAGGCTCTGATTGGAGATCTTGCGAGAAGCCAATTCGATGGACGTAAGACCCTTTGAGCATCAGGAATGCTCCGGGCCACGGATGAGGATGAGCAAATGACTCTTCCGTCGAGCATGGATCAAAAGCGTGCAAGCAAACTCGGAAATCTCCAAATTTGCGAAACACACGATAGGTCCACGGCTTTCGACGATTGACGATCAAGCTGTCCCAATCGTCGCCACGATTGAGACTAGCGAAAATTTCCGGGATCAATTTTTGTAATGTTTCGATCATTTTGCTGCCTCGTACCAGAAGCCCTTGTCGGTGATTGCAAGGAGTTTCTCCAAGCAAATCAGAACCCATTCACCGTAAATTATACGGCATGGGAACTCTTTATCAAGGTCTACGCCAGCCAGATCTGTTAGCTTTATGCCAGCCACCCACGGCTTACGGTTTCGCTTCCAACAAAGAAGAGGCTTACGTTTGGTGAACTCTGCGTCACGACTGACCTGATCAATGAACTTGTCGAGTTGTGTTAGCTGGCCATCGACAATGTTCCAAGCATCCATGTCATCTTCATATCCGCCCTTGCATTCGATGATCCACTTGAAGAACTCAGGCACACAAATGTCGCCAGATAAAGCCTTCTTGGCATGATCTGGAAGATTCACTTGTTTGTCACGACTTCCAGACCCTAGTGCTCGACTGAACGCTTCTCCAAAGTGACCTTCCAGAAGTTTGCAAAGATGCAACTCCGTTCTATCGCCTTTGGACTTGCCATCAACTTTTTTCTTCTTTTTCTTACTGTTTTGAGACAGATCATCTACTTGCATATCATCTTCAAAGTCATCCATATTCCTCCTTAGTCAACCAAATGCAGTGTTCCCTGCAAATCAGCTTTTGTACCCTGTAATGATTCAATGGCACTTTGGTATAAGTGTGATTGAATCGTGCCTTCGAGACAAGAATTTGTCGCTGTTGTTTTAATGTTTTGAACAAGTTTGATGATTTCATCACACAAAACTTCATGCTCTGTTCCGCCATGATCATAGTCCATGTTGAATGGTTCATCATAACGATCTGTTTGATCTTTGCGTTGTTTGTGATGAGGCTTCGGCGGCAAATTAGGAGCTATGATGAGAGCATTTTGCGGTTTCAACTCTTCATCTTGAAGCATTTCTGTAACAACAGAAATTTTAGATTTTGGAGCCTGCATGTGGAAGAATTCATCTTCATCCCAGTTCTTGCCAGTATTCTTGACTTCCATCTCGAATCTGTAGAACTGTCCTTGATGGCCAATACTTGGATTCGTGTCATCAACATGCAGCACCCAAACTTCGCTCGGAGGAATCTCAATCAACTTCTGATCTTTGACCAGAGCCTTCACTCCTTCGGCACAAGCTCCCATTGCACGATACCAAATATCTGGCGATGAGAAGAAAAAGACCTGACCAAGACTGTCTCTTAGATCAGCCAACCACAACGGTCGTTGATCATTCCTGAACAAGAACAGGTTCCTTTGAGAGTCGTCTTCACGCTCTCCAAGAGCGACAGCCATAGCACCTTCTGTAATCGTGGCCCAAACATCCTTGATGCCGCCCAAGCGATGAGAGATGCGATCTGGAATCTCTTCCAGTTCCATCTTGTCTTCCATCCCCTTCTCAAAAATCCTCAAGATCACTTCCGAATCAGTTTCGGAGAAACATTGATACTTCTTGCTCAGGAATGTGGCTTCATCAATTGTGCCATTGTGGACCATGCCAATTCGCTTGTCTAAACTCACGAATGGATGGTTGTTGCTGTTTGTGCTGGCGTGGCCATTGCCTTTAGACGTGGCTCTAGCATGGGCCAAAAGCAGATTGATCTTTGGCCGACGAATCTTTTTCCAAAATTCTTTCTTAATAAACTCACTCGATTTGATCGGTTCTTTGTGATAGAAGACTCGACCATTCTTGCCAGCTTCTGTAGCCCAAACACCGCTTGCGTCGGTTCCCCTGAATTCAAGGAAATCGAACAAGTTGGTCATGATTTCATGAGTTGCTTTCGGTTTTTTAGACAAACCGATAAAACCTGCAATGCCGCACATATATGATTACTCCACTCCTACATTATAACAGTAAGACAAATTATGATCAAGGTCTCCTAAATACAGCAAACAGAGGTATTCGCATGGCATTGGCAGATTTCAATAGATGGATCGACAACAAAAGGCTTATTCAAGAAGCTACAGACAACCCGTTGCTTGATATGACGCAGCAAGTGGGTGACAAAGTGTACTTTGGGATTCACGATCTGGACCGTTATTACAAAACACATGGCGGCATTCCATCACTAGAATTTGCTGACATTATGGATAAGTCAGGTGAAATAACTGACACAGATTCTGTAGAATCCGATGTTTATGTTTCTGTAGCCAAAGATCCATTCCATTTTGGATACCATGCTTTGGAAAACAAGTCACAAAGAGACAAAAGAAAAAAGCGTGGAGAGAATGTCAAAATCCCGGCGAGTTCTCTGATTGACATCTCTCATTTGATTGATGGAGAACACAAAGTCTGGCTGGTTGTGGATGGTAAGACCAAATACCAATCTGGTCTAATGAAACAGATACGCAAGAAAGAGATGAAGTCTTACATGGACAAGGAAATCGCCGATACAAATTTTGTACTAGACGATGAAGACAACCCTCTGGATCTGGGCATCGAGGTTGGGTACAAATTTATGAACAGAGAAGTTGAACCATTCTATCAGTTCAAATCTAGTTTCGACCCAAGTATTCAGAAACACGAGAGTAGCTGGAAATATCACCTTGACAGCAAGAAATACGACTACTACCCTGAGTAGTCTTGACGATGAAATGGACGCCGCCCTCTCCAATTACGTCAATTTGATTTCTGTGAATACACAAAGCTGTTGATTCGTCGATGCCGATTCCCTTGAACAAGCCCTTATCTCTGCCTTTATCAAGGAACACATGCAGCCTGCCTTCTCGTTCTCTTTCAGAGTAATGAGAATCAACCAATGTGTTCCTCAACACTCGTATCTTTAGAAAATCAGATCCGATACAAACACGTTGTTCATTTGGGTTGGCTTCTGCTTCTTCTGATGTTATGCCACCATGCTCGGCAGAGAAATAGAATTCTCCAAGGATCATGGCACCAGCACTTGTGCCCAAAATGAGAACACCGCTCTCGTGAGCGGTTTGAAGAACTTGTGGATTGAATCGAGAGAGATAGTTGTATTGATTGCCGCCATCTATAAAAATGGCACTGATTCCAAGTAGTGAAGCTTCTGTAAGTTGTTCTGGTTGTATTACGCCAACTCGTTCGCCCAAGGCAAACAAATCTTTCCACTTTTTGCCAATCTTGTCGTCAGAAGAAACAAGAACAAACTTCCCATCTGGTTTTATGTCAGCGATCCACTGAATCAAGCCAACAGGCATTGGGCCTCCGCCTACCAATATGATGTCTCCAGCTTCATATTTACGGGTGAATAGTCCCGTAGAAAGCAAAGACAATAAAAGTAAAGCACATAAAATCTTCTTCAATAAAGACCTGTTTATTGCAGAGGTGGCATCCCTTGCCCCATTGGTTGTGGTTGGGGCATTGCACCGGGTGGTTGTTGAGGCTGTGCTGGTCCATCTCCGGTCTCTTCAAAATCATCTTGAGAGACTGGCTCGCCAGCTTGCATCTCTGGCCCTTGAAGGTTATTGACCTTAACCCCAAGTTTTCCAGAAAGAGTTTGCAAAGATTGAGTGGCGGAAGGAATGATCTCACGCAGATCTCCTTTCTCATCTATCGTCTTTTGGATTGCAACACCGATCTTCTGAAGTTCTTTCAGATGCTTTTGTTGCTGTTGCTCCCAATGACCATGCAGAATCTTGCGGATATCATTGACAAGCTTCTCCGCAGTGCGGATGAGATGCCTAGCCCCCATGTTCTGCATATCGTCTTGAAGCTCCTGCATGGGAGTCAAAACGCCAGCTACCTTTCTTCCAAGGTAGCTTTTCTCTTCATTAAACAAAAATACTTTGAACTTATCCATTGTCTTTATTTAGCTGCTCCGCCGCAGCTTTTATCAACCCATTGAATAATGGGGCTGGATCTCCCAGACGACTCTTAAATTCTGGATGTGCTTGCGTCCCCACAAAGTACGGGTGGATATCACGCTTAAGCTCCATCATCTCGACCAGTTGTGTTTGTGGGTTCCTCCCAGACACAACAAAACCCTTCTCGGCATAACCGGCGATGAATTTATCATTCACTTCCAGTCGATGCCTGTGACGCTCACTGATCAACTTCTTTTTGTAAAGCTCACGAACGAGCGAATCCTTTTCCAATTCGCAGTCATAAGCCCCAAGACGCATAGTAGCAGACTTCTTGATGTTCGCTGTTTGGCCTTGGACGAAATGAATGACTGGGATTTCACATTTTCCATCGAATTCCTGACTTGTTGCACCGTTAAGGTCCATGACATTTCTGGCGAATTCAATCACAGCACATTGTAGGCCGAGACAAATGCCAAGGAATGGCACCTTATTCTCTCTACAATAGCGAATGGCTTGAATTTTTCCTTCAACTCCACGAGAGTCGAATCCGCCCGGAACAATTACTCCAGAGACATCTTCCAGATGTTTTGTGCCTTCCGCTTCGATGTCTTTGACAGACACCCATTTGATGGATAACTTGACGTTGTTCTCTACAGCGGCGTGCGTGAGAGCTTCCTTAAGAGAGATGTATGCCTCATCACAGTTCTCATATTTGCCAACGATCCCAATCGTTACGTGCGGCAAATCATGCCCATTGACGTACTTCTCAACAAGATCACGGAACTTGTGGATTCGCACGCCTCGACGGACTAGATGGAACCGGTCGGCGACCAGATCGTCAATGTGCCTTTCATAGAATTCGATGGGCACTTGATAGATTGTTTGTACGTCAGGGGCCTCAAATACAGCAGCCCTTGGAACTCCACACATCTTAGAAACTTTGTCCAAGATGTGGTTGGGGATCTCTCTGTCACATCGACAGAGCAACATTTCTGGGGTCAACCCATCATGTCTTAAACAACGGATCGCATTTTGCAGAGGCTTTGTCTTGAATTCTTTAACAGTGTTGTTCCAGATGACGGGAGCCACCATCACGATCATCACGTCATCTGGACAACGATGTTTGAATTGGCTAATTGCTTCATAGAAGCAACCGCTTTCAAAGTCTCCGACTGTACCGCCAATTTCGGCGATCACGATATCAACGTCTTTGCCGATCTCATCCAGACGGGCTTGAATTTTGTCTGTAACATGAGGAACGATTTGAACCGTGTCCCCAAGGAACTTGCCTTGTTCTTCTTCCTGAAGAATCTCTTTGTAGAGAGTTCCACTTGTGAAGATGTTCATTTTGGAGACGGTGATTCCGGCCAGACGTTCATAATGGCCAAGATCGAGATCTGTTTCCGAACCATCATCACACAGAAACACTTCTCCGTGTTGACGGGGGTTCATGGTCCCTGCATTTACATTGAGGTACGGATCACACTTGATTAAAGTGACGTTCGCCCCTCGCATTTTCAAGAGAAGCCCCAGAGAAGCGGCACTGATTCCCTTGCCGGTTCCGCTGTAAACGCCGCCCACTACCACAATATACTTGCAAGACATTTCTAGTCCTTTCGATGGAATTATTTATCCATCTCAAGCATTAGTTCTTCTTGATTTGGAACCTAATTCCGTGAAACACTGTCATTAACCAAATTACCGCAGCCCATGTCTGAAAATTGATTGGAATTTGCATTCCAAAAAGTGTATTCAGACTCCAGATCGTGAACATTGGCCCCAGAAAAATCAATGCCACCAGCAGCAGCAAGAGCACTAAGACAACAATAATTTTGGTTGAGTCCATCGAGGTCCATCTCCGTTAAGAACATCCTAACGGAGATGGAATCGAATGGTCAAGATCAAGCGTAACTCAGGTGACACGAACCACCGGCACATGCGGATTCGAGAGTTGCGTTCTTGGTGTTATCTTCTTCTTCAATCATCGTCGTGAAATCGACATCCACGTATTCTCTCTTGAGATCACACCAGTATTTCCAGTTGTTCACATCCTTCAGACAGTATGTCATCTTGCGAACATCGTCCTCGAAATACCGCTCGGCAAACTGCTTGGCCCGACGCACCCAGTCAGCTTTCTGACTGTATTCAACAAGATCACGATCATACTTCTGAGATTCTTGAAGATTGATCATGCCTGTTGTCTTAGGAGGCACAGGCTCAACGACTGGTTCCCCTTGTCCGAGAGCCGCATCACAAGCCTTCCAGAGATTATCTCCAAAAGCGTGAAGACCATCAACGATCAATCCAGACGCCATGACCGAACCATCCCCATACATGGAGACAAGTTCCTTTGGTGTGTAGATGGCCGTGAACGGAGCCTGCGGATAATCCTTGTCGCCAGAGATCGGTAACAAGCTGATTCCACAGAACCATTGACGATTCTCGTAGATGTAATCTGTGACAGCATCCCATTCATCGTCACGTACAGAGATTGTGTTAGACACATTGTGAACCAACCAATCATGAACGCAACGATCTTTACGTGTGCCAGCCGCCACCCAGTTTTGTTGTGTAAGCTTTACACAATCCAACAAAGTGATGGCGTCGATATCGTTCTTTGTCTTCGCTCCCTTTGGAACGTCGATACAGAAGGCAATGACTTCATCTGTCCCATTGACATTCCAAACAGATTTCTCGACAGCGAGTGGATTGAACCGCTTGAAGTGTCGCATTGGTGGCTCAAGATGATTGGCTTGAGACCGTCGAATGTACCGCATGGCGTGATGAGGATGAATTCCAGACGCTGTACCGAGAATACATGATGTTGTGTTGTGAGATATCACACCATTTGCCAACTGATAAGTATGTGTTTTTTCGGTTTCTATATCTAAAGTTAAACATTTGTCTTTGGATAAAATCGGCTTATTTGTTACTTTAATTTAATGCCTCCTTGATGTTAAAATTATTTTTTTTAATTTCGTTTTCCCACAACACAACCACATTGTAGCCTTGAGATTGTATGTTCTCTGTACGAATCTTGTCTTTTTCCCATTTTTCTTGAGCTGTCATGTGCAGTGTTTTGTTATATTCTGTTGAACTCCAGTTGATCGGATTGCAATGCCAATAGTCTCCAAAAACTTCTATAACTAAATTTTCGCTAGGAACAAAAATATCCACCACATATCTTCCCAAAGTATGGGCACTTTGAGAATCTTTGTATATTTTTAAAACACTGGAAAATATTTGGTTTTCTAATTTAGAGACATTTGTTCCTCTAGTTGCAGAAATTCTTTTTGAGTTAAAGTTTCTGTAGCGATCATTGCCTTCTTTGTCGCCGTATTTTTTTATAAAATAATTCAAGTCTCTTGTTTGTAATCCAGAAATTATTTTTTTTGATTCATCTTCAGAAAATCCTTTCTTAATCCAATAAGAAGATTTCCAATGAGTAACTCGATTTTCTATCATTTCATTATATTTTTTATTGCCTAAATTTTCTCCATATTTACTTATGCAGTTGTCCAATGTTAGAGCAGATTTTTTTGAATGAGTGTTCCTGATTTCATTTATTTCTTTTTCAGAGAACCCGTTCATAGCAAGACTTTCAACTGACACCGATAGTTTTTTATTCTTTTCAAAATACTTCGCACTACCGTCAGTTTCTCCGTATCGCTCTATAAATCCTGCTAATGTGTTCTTGCGACGATCATTTTCTAATCTTTGTTCATATCTCTGACGACCATTTTCCTCTCCGTATTTTCTTATAAGAAAATTCAAACCACGATCTTTGTTTGGTTTTATGTCATCTACACTGTATGATTCACTAAGAAATTGTAAATAAAATTCCCAGCACGGGCCACGATCTTGTCTGCCAAAAACTTCTTCTTTAAATGTCTTTCTAGCTTTTTGCATTTCTCGTTTGGACTTAAATGGAAGGTCCAATTCAAATTCATTTACTGTGTCTTTTGCCAATACAACCTTCATATAACCACCTGTGTTAAACCATATACGATATATATGGTTTAACACAGGTTTTTCAAATAAATCTAATAAGAGAGGATATCATCACCTTCGCTTAGTTCGTCTGCTCTTTTCCAAGTTTCATCAGTTAATTTAAACTTGTGCCAAGGTGTGCATTTGACAACAGATCCATCATCCAATGGTATTTCATAAGTTTGAATTTCTCCATTTACATACAATCTTGTAACATTTTCTATTTCATTGTTTTCGTTTAAAATCAAAAGAGGTTTTTTTAATTCCAGCCATTCTTTATTCATGTTTTTAATTTCATCAAACGAATATCCTTGGTCTTCAAATATTTCCAAAAGTGTAAATGAGCCTTCAGATGTTTTTATTTTTGTGTTGAATTCAAGACATCCTGCTGGCTTAACACATGTGGCACGGGCCGTTGGATTGATGCCGATCTTCAGGGCAATCTCTTCATTGACATCCAAGATCAGTTTGGCCATCTTCTGTTGAAGATGTGAATCAAACAGAACGCCGGGATTATCCATCATCCCCGTGATGGAGACGCCTAACAATGCTTCACGGCAGAGAATCTTTCTGGTTGTTGGTCCGAGATAATCCAGATCAACATATCCAGCTTGACATGTACCAATGATCGCAGCAGCCTTGGATGCAACTGCGTAATCTTCTTCGCTCTTGCAGTAACGCCCATTGATCTCACAGAGATTGCACGCTTCCCAGCCTGTGGCTCCAGTCTCAATATCGACAGGATACAAACCGATTTCAACGCAATTATGTGCATACACGCCATTTGCATCAAACGCATGAACTTCATCAATTGTGCAATCGTAAACTGGCAAACGACCTATCAGTTTTTTGTTGATTATCTTGTCTGTGAATTTGGATCGGTTTGGAGTTCTAGCATATCCATCAACAATTTGTTGAATTTTTTGTATCTTATCTTTGTTTCGAATTGGAATCATTTTTTGAAATTCTTGGATATTATCACAAGAAATACACAATTCATGAGTTGCTTGACAATGATACAACTTCATTCCACCTTGACCATCAGGCATAAGGCGATCACCTTCTGGATAACGATCATTATAAATTTTGGAAAACACTCCAAAACTATTAAGAATGATTTGTAGGTTTTTAAGGTTGTTTTTGTTTATTGATGTTATTCTTAAAGAACAGCCTTTTTGATGATTTACACAGACTGTGCCATCGGCATCGAAATAGCCTGCCACCAATCCGGCCAAATACCGCCAATCACCAGCCAGTGCTTTTACGTCAAGATGTTTGCCGTCTTTAAGGCAATTTTTAGACTCAGCAAATTTACTTAACTGTGTAGATTGTAAACAACTATAAACAGAAGAATTTTCTTGTGCGTCCTTATGGTGTGGCGATCTCCATCCTGCGTTTTCCAACAAAGACAAAGCATCAGACCGATATTCTTCTCTGTTTTCTCCCCACCACTTCATCTCAGATGTGTTATCGACTAGATTTCCATCAGAAAGTAAATGCCCTAAACAATAGCCCCTTGCAAAGCTCTCTCGATCTGCTTCAAGCCATTTAACCTTTCGCTCTGTACTTGCACGCCATTCACCAGAACGATGGTTATGAATCACCACGTCGTCTTCAAATGTAATATCTCCAGATTCCTTCCACCCATCAGTTGTTAACAACTTGTGGTTTGTCGTCAATTTAAGAGTTCTTCCTGAATCAAACTCTAATTCAATTACATCTTTTACATCAGTTTTCCAAAAACCATTTATTGATGATTTGTGTGGTTTTCCATCTACTAAAGCAATGAATTGTTTAGAAATCAAATTCTCTACTAATTGAAGTCCGTCGTGAGTTGATACAACTGTATCAGCCGTAACGCATGGATTTACCACGAGTTCTGTGCTATCTGACCAGACGAATCCGGGTTCTCCGAACTCACGAACGTAGCCCATCAACTTCTGGAAATCTTCCTTGCTGGTCTTGCCACGCAATAGAAGTGCTGAGTTGTTTGAACGACCACGCTGTGGGTTCTCAATGAACCAATTGCCGATCTTGGCTGTAGCCATCTCTTCATCATCTGGAGAGAACAAGCAGATTGTGGCCGAACGACGGACGCCGCCAGACAACACGGCATCTGAAGCGTGCATCACGATGTCGTATGCGTCAATTGGACGCAGGGCCTTCTGGCCATTCATGACACACTTGTTGAGTACATCACGAATCTTCTCCAATGCTCTCATCAACGGTTTTGGGCCGGGAGCCTTGCCAGATGATGAACCCAATGGAGCACCTTCCGGTCGGATCAAACTGTAATCGAACACAACTTCTGTGCCTTGGTATTCTGGAAACTCTCCGTCCTCAAAATACGCACTCAACAGGACGCCGAGAGAATCAGACCAACCCTCAATGGAGTCTGGAATGATGTATACCTTCTTTGTTGTTTGAGATGTTTCTTTTGCCCAAATAGAATCAAATTTTGGCAATTTTGCAATGTGATGCTTCTGTACAGAGAAGCCAGTCCCGCAACCGCACAACAATAACCAAAAACACTCTTGAAAGAATCTCGATCGATCACAATATGATGCAATACAATTTCCAGTCGGTAATCCAAACGGCAACATGAATGATTGATCATCTTCAACTTCAAGACACCAAACAGAATCAACACGAGAATGTTCGATACTTTCAACACGGAATGACTTTGCTGTCTTGCCAAATGCCGTGACGATATTGAATTTAATTGTTATATCTGATCGGAAGCCAAAGTTTGTTTCTTGTCCTGTCAGATCTGTTTCGGAAACGATATAAACTCCAGCAATTGGAAAACATTTCCTGATGAAATCTACAGATTTCTGCCCAGTAGCTTGGATTGAATCATAAGGCGACAATTTGCCATGTGATGCACCAACTTTATAACTACGACTCTTTGTCCCATCTGCGGTTAAATAACCACTCACAAACGCTCGTATCATCTCTGGAGAGTCAACGCTTGGATCAGGCAAAGTCTTTAGATATTTGCCAGTGTAGGCGATAACATCTCCTTCTAATGAAGCAGAAGAGCTGCTAATAAAACCATGTTCCAAAAATCTGTCTTCGTATTTTTCTTCTGCACCACACAATCTAACCCCAGACCAACGATGTTCTCCGTTCTGGTCTTTGTAGAGAGTTCCATCGCCATAAGTGTAGCCATAACACCAATACAATCTCTCCATTGGATTGGCATTTTCATAAACAAAATCAGAAAATACTGTTGGCCCAAAAGTAAGCTGGTCTTCTTCTTGCAAATTATCAGTAATTTCTTGATTTTTCAAAATCCAACGATGATTTTTCGTGGCATAAATATCATAAGGATCTCCGCCACGAACAACAGATATCTTATAAAGACAATCTTCCCCATAACATCTTACAATCGCTTTTTTCCAATTCCCTAAATGAGACATGACAGTGACTTTATCACCATCTTGGAAATCACAAAAACTTTTCACACCTTCAGATGTAATAAACTCTGTTTCCCTACCCAAACAATTGTAGATTCTGGCATTCTTCTTGAGGATCGGATCACCGCCAAATTGTAAGGCTCTCTGCGAACCAAGAACCTTGCGTTGTTTCACTTGTTCAAAAGCCCAAGTGATGTCCCGCTCGATTTGCGGATACCTTTTGATGTGCATATCTCGCACACGATCAACAGCCTCTGCCCACGTTTCTCTTCTTTTCTGTTCCGGCAAGTAGCGGGCGTACTTACTGGCAAATGTGTAATCTTGTAATGCTTTAACCGACATGGTTTGTTCTAGTCCTTTCTTATAGGTGGAAGGTAGCTAAGCTTAACAGCTACAAAAAAATCCACCTCAATTGATTGAAAATCAGTATTAACTACTGCGATGGATTATGAGGAAAGAACAGTGACATCGTTGTGTTTTTTCAATGTCAAAGTCTCACATCCATGCAGCATTGACATCAGATTTTCGTTGTGTGTGGTAACGAAAACTTGCCGTTCTTTAGCAAGTTCAAATATCATGTTGAAGATGCCAACAACACCAGCTTTGTCGATGCCCCCGCCAGTGATTTCATCAAGAAACACCAAGCTTGGGCAACAGCCAGAGTTAAGCATCATCACATACGCAAAAGCTTGTGACACAGCCAGATTGATCCTTCTTCTCTCTCCATTCGACATGGAGTAATAGAAAGCAGGATTCCCGCTGCGAGTGATTGTTTCTTCAAGCTCGTTGTTGAATTTGAGTTCGATCTTACTGTCAATCAAATATGACAGCCAATAAGCGATACGGGCGTTGAGAGCGGGGATGATTCCATCTACCACATATCTACGAATGCCTTTGTCGCCGAACGCTTCAACCCAAAATTGATAATAAGGAAGCCGCTCCTCTGCCTGATACATCTCTTCGGCTTTCTTATCAGACCGTTCTTTGGTGTCGGTCTTCTCAGCTTGTGCTTCAACAATGATTTCTGCGTATGGCGTTTTGCCAGTCAATTCTTCTTTAAGAACTGCACCCTGCTTACGCAACTCAGTAATCTCTGCTTCAAGCACTTGCTCTCTGGAGCTACCTTCAGGCTTGCTAATTGCAGCCAGCTTGGTGATCTCCTTACGATATTCACGGATTTCACCTTCAAACAAAGCGATTGAACCTTCAGCAGTGCTGATGCTCTTTTGACTTGCCGCAACAGCCTGAACCCTCTTGTCCAATTCGATTGAATGTTGATCAATCGCAGCCTTCTCTTTATGGATTGTGCTGCGTTGTTCTTCCGCTGTCGTATGGCTATGCAGAAGAACTTTACCGTAACTATCCTTCTTAATAGTCCCCAAACACACTGGGCATTGGGCACCATCTTCGAGTTTGTCCAACTTCTCGATCTGCTTGAGTTGCTTATCCAACTCAAGTTGTGCTGATTTGATGGACATGTTGTGTTGTTGGATCACAGATGTAATCGCATCTCTGTGTTCCTTAGAAGATTCAAGTGTTTCACGAGCCGCAGCCAATGGCCCTTTGACATTCTTGATCTTCTGTTCTTTGTCTTCGATCTTAGCGGTCAGTTCTGTGATTCGATCCTGACCTTTCTGCCAGTTCGTCAACTGCTCGCCAGCATCGGTGTTTTGCAACGCCGCTTGCTTCTCTTTGACACGGGCCACAAGACTCAAGAAGTCATCCTTCTTTTTCTTCTTCCACGTAGCTTCCTGCTGTTCCAAAGTTTGTATTCTTCGATCACACGCTTCCAAGTTGTTGAGCAACAGTTCGTATTCGCTGCCCAATGATTCAATCACCTTCTTGCGATCCTTCAACAACGACTTGGCATTGTCGTGATACTTCCGATACTGATCCAAACCCAACAAGTTCTCAACGAACTCTCGCTTTGTTGGCGTGTCAGATTCAAGGAAGGAATAGAAACTGGAATCATCGAAGATCACGATGTTGCAGAATGCGTGATGATTCATGCCCAGCTTTTCATCAATCCAATGCTGGGTCACAGTAGGCGTTCCGCCCTTGGTGACTTCAGAACTTTCATCCCAGATGTGGTCTTTGCTCTCCCACACCTGAATCTTGCCAGCAATTGATCCAGTCGATGACTTCTTGTATGTCCTCAAGACACGATAGTCATCCCACTGAATCTCAATTGTGCCTTTGTTCGCAAGAGTGTTAAGAAACTCTTTGCCTTTAAGTTTGGTCGGGCTTTTGACAGCTTTTCCGAACAAACCAATGGACAAAATTTCTTGAACAGAACTCTTCCCAGAGCCATTGCTGGCGGGGCAGTCTTTTGTGCCGGGATTGTCAAGATTGACGCCCCTGACCTGAATCACTTGACCGTAATCGGAGAAGTGAAAATGCACCCCTTCAGGGCCAAAGCACAGGATATTTTCTGCGTGTGCAGAGTGAAATTTCAGGTTTCTCATGCCAACTCCATTCTAGGACAGCCATCTTAAAGCATCAGTCGAGATGCGACAAGAGAGATTGTCTTAAAGAATCATCCAGCCTATCCCATTGGTGAATTACAGCATACGGTTGTCCTTGAGGATTCTTTAAGACACCATCTTCATGCTGCGGCTGAACAACGCCTTCTTTGACGCCTTCTCCAGTTAAACAAAGCCAATCGTGTTGCGGATAGGAAACAGAGTACGAAGCGTCTTCATTCAGAATTGTCATAAGATAATTGATGGCAGATTGATCTGTGCATCGACCACGAGTCTTTAACATTGTGGCCCAAATCAAAAGGTGGAAATTCATAAGAGCTTGAGGAGTTCCTAAAGAAACACCTCCATTAACAACCCGTTTATCTTTGATGTCTTTAAGATGCACTGCTGGAACATCACTTTGGAACTCAAAGTTATCAATACAGGCAAATCCACTTTGTGAAACCTTGAATCCTTCTGATGTTAGAACAACAAAATGATCCAAGAAGTCCTTGTTGCCATGAACGCTGCCAAACCTTGCTTTCCAAGCATCAACCCATTCAAAAGGACTTTGTTGAAACAGCACATCTCGGCAATCTGTAATAATGGCACAACGATACTTATGGCCATGATCATTCAGATAGTTCCAATAAGCAAGATGCCTGTCACGGAATAGATTCGTTAACTCCGTGACAGGCACATAAGCAATCTCATAGAAGTCCAATTTGTCGAGAACTTCTTCGGAAAGGTTGTCGTCTGTAAGAAGTACAACATCTGCTTCTGGAACTCGTTTGGTTGATTGGATATACGACCAAAAGCATGGATCGTTTAGGACCGGACCATTACCAAAGGTTAAGATGAGATTAGGTCTTCTAAGCATTCTTCTCCGGCAGCAAGCAGCAGTTTTTCGTCCAGCCCATCTGGAACGCCCTTGTCTTTGATGTACTTTTCCAGCATCTGCTTGGTATCCATCAAGATTGATCGTGCTTCTTCTATAACAGAAGAGTCCTGATCCTCGATTTTCTTGTCGTTCTGTTTCACATCGACCGTCAGAGGCTTATATTCACGGGCAATTTTTCTTTGAAGATCAATCAGATCTTTCTTGCCCATATCGTCGGATGTGATCCTTACGAATTGATTAGTCAGATTGTAAGCCTCATTTTCAACATCTTGTTCTGAAACAATCAGATGTTTGGGGCTGAAATCATTGACAACGTATTCCTTCTCCATCGTCTCCAGATCGAGGATGATCAGATGTTTCTTCTGGAATGCTTCACCATAAGTCAATTGAAGTGGTGAACCAACATATTCAGCCTTTGCCGTAAGCGGCTGTGCTCCATGATAGTGGCCAAGCATGGTCATTTCCCATGGCTCAAACAGCGATGCGTCCACATGGATCATCTCTCTGTCATGTTCCACGATCACATCAGACCTGACTCCATAGAATGTGTTGGTCTGTGCTCCGCTGACAGCCATGTGGCCGAGCAAAATGTCTCCCACGCCATTCTTCTTGAAGTTGTTCAAGTCGCCAATGGGGTTCTCGCTGTATGGAAGCCAGTCGATCTTCCTGCCTCCGAGTTCCATTGAAGTTGGACTTTGGACAATCGAGATTCTTGGAATCGCCGACAATGGTTTCACAGAGTTGATGTCACAACTCTCTTTGTGGTACATGTCATGATTTCCAACCAACAGAAACATCTGTCTGGTGGATGCGTCATTCAACATGTGCTTCATGAAGACATCGAATGTCATCAAGTAGTTCTTGGTGTCGATCTTGGATCGTTCGTGGAACAGATCGCCAAGGAAGAAGATGTAATCAACATTCCTTTCTCCGGCAGTCTGGAAGATCCACTCCAGAACGTCGAGACAATCCTTGAGACGTTCAACCCTGTCCTTGTGGTCGTGAAGATGCAGGTCACTAAAAACAAGTGCTTTAGCCATGTGGTTTCCTTTGAATTTCTTTCCTGCCCCAAGTCAGAGTACGAATATATTGATCGTTCTCTTCTGTCCAAGTTTTGGACCAAGGCCCTGTAAAGAGAATAGAGAGCGTGTTCGGCTTTGATTTCAAAAGCCGATGGTTGTAGGCACGAGGAATGAAGCGAATGCTGGGACCGATCCATTTTCTGTAAGTTTCGGACCCTTCTTTAACTTCTTCTTCGTAGCCGCCAGAAAGCAAGATGGCGATACCATCAAAGGCGTGCGTGTGGAACCGGTCTTGCTCGACCGTATTGAAGATGTGGAAGTAGATGCTGAAAAACCGCTTCCACTCAAAAATGGTGTAGCGTTCCAGAAAACCTTCGCCGAGAGCTATCCTTGCTTTCTTAAACATCGAGGCATTCTAACAGAACACCTTTCTGTAAGTAAAGGCATCAACTCAATAAAGCACCGTCTGATGGAGGACCACCAGATCCCATTCCCGGAGGAGGTCCGCCACCCGGAGGACCGCCCGGTGGTGGGTTTTGGGCAGAAAGTTCTGCCTTCTGAGACTTATACTTCTTCAGTTGCTTCTCTTGTTCTATGGGTTGATGTCCCAAGATTGAGTCCAAAACATCCCAGACATCCGCATGTTGTGGGATTGGCTGCGGCTCTGGTGGAGTTGGTGCTGCACCGCCCGGAGGAGGTCCGCCCATACCGCCACCCATAGGATCGCCACCCGGAGGTCCGCCCATTCCACCGGCCATTGGGTCCATCGGCGGTGCCCCCGGTGGGCCACCGCCCATACCCGGATCTTGCTCTAATAAGATGAAGTGTCTGAAACGCATACATCTATTTAGAACTTTGCAGTGCAAAAATTGGGTTGAAAACAAATTGGACTTGGCAAACTCAATTCCAGCCATTACAATTGGGTCCGCACTGGCAGCAATGTGGCTGCAAAACGCATGAGAATCCCGTTGGAACCCGTTTCAAGGAGTGAAAGATGAATCAGATTGGCGAATTTCTAGGGCAGTACGCCACCAAGGAAGTGCTCACCGTAATGGGAGCACTCGTCACCGCTTGGCTGGGATGGAAAGCTGCAAAGGGCAGTTACGGCATGGTCGCCAGCATCGCCAAAAAGGCGAGCTTCATGGGTCTGGCTTCTGCTGCAATGCTCGCTGTTGGCCTCGGTGCGGCAGGACTTGGGATCGGCGAACTCAACAGCCGCCCACCGGTGAAAGAAGAGACCAATGTTGTTGGTCTCAGCAATCACGATCTTCTGAAGATCGTTGGAAACGAGAAGGCTTCGCCAGAACTCGTGAAGGCAATTCTGGAATACGCCAAGGCTCGTGACAAGAGCGACAACAAGCCTGCACCGAAGATCGAGCAGGCCAGCACGAAGGTTGCCTACAGGATCGAAGACAACAAGTTGATCCCTGTCTCACTGGAAGAGCCTGTTCTCAAAACTCCCTACGAAGAGATCACTATCGACCCTGTGAAGGAGTCTGTCGCTTCGGCGGAAGAGTCCATTGTGTCGCTGCCAATGGCATGGGCACTCATCGGAATGGGCATCGCTACCTCGATCTCCGGCATCGCCGTGTTTGCCAACCGGCACAACAAACGCAACACTGATGACCCGAACCACCCGAACTTCGAGTCTCAGTTCAAGCGTGCTTGAAAACTGATCCGAAGCTGGGTGTAGGATCAGCAAGGAAGGTGTGTGAGGGTGGAACCCAGCAACCACCGCACTCAAAGTAGATCTGGAAAATGATCTCGCCTGCTTTACCAGCCCCGGACGACTTTGCAGTCGTCCGGGGTTTTTTCTTTTGAAAAGATTCAGAATCCTGTGAACCTTTCCTGAACCAACTGCGTCTATTATTCTGTGCGAGCAACGATCTCAAAAATTTTTGAGAATAGGGCTTGCAAAATTTGTTCGAGACGACTACTATATCATTACACGTGAGCGAAGTGCTCACACAACGAGAGAAAAAGAGTTCATCATGCGATCCTTGCTAAGTTCATTGTCGAGTCTGTTTTATTCCCTTACAAGGGGATAACGCAACCGCTATGGACTATGCTCAGGGAAAAAAGCCCGGCAACCCAAGTGGTTGCCGGGCTTTTTTGTTTTTGTCGCTAATGTGAAAGAAGGAAAAGAACGAAGACGGTGATGTAGACCAATGGCAGGAGTCGCCAGCATGAGAGGCTGGACAGTGTGGGTTCGAATCCCACCATCACCACTAGATGCCCAAGTAGACCAACGGCAGGAGTCGTCAGTTTCAAAAACTGAACAGTGTGAGTTCGAGTCTCACCTTGGGTATATGGCACCGTAGACCAACGGCAGGAGTCGCCAGCATCAGAGGCTGGATAGTGTGGGTTCGAATCCCACCGGTGCTACTACAAATTTTGGAAGTGCTGCTGTGTGGGAACAGGCCGTCGCTGTAACCGACGTGTCTCTGACTAGGGGGTTCGATTCCTCACACTTCCACTGATGATTGCCCATGTGGTGAAACAGGTAAACGCACATGTTTCAAAAACATGCCTCTTAAGTGAGTTGCAGGTTCGATTCCTGCCATGGGCACTATGGATTAGTAACTCGACCGGCGTCGGGCACTGTTTTGAAAACAGTTGGAGCTATGAGAATAGCTTGGGGATCGACACCTCACTTCTCCGCTTGTTGATCTTTGACAACTTGGATATGATACGGCACTGTGATGCAATTGGCAGACATCTTCGACTTAAAATCGGGGTTCTGTGGGTTCGATGCCCACCGGTGCTACTTTGGAAGATAAACTGGCTAGGTCGGCCAGCACGGTTTGCTAAACCGTTGGTCCCTTCGGGGATGAGAATCGTGTTCTCTGTCTTCCGCTTGATTGGAGGAATAACCTGACAGGCGTCAGGCACCGTTTCGAAAACGGTTGGAGCTATAATGGCTTGGGGTTCGAGACCTCATTCCTCCGCTTAATGTCCAAGTGGCGTAATTGGTAGCCGCAACAGGTTGAGAGCCTGTCGCCGTCATAGGCGTGGAGGTTCGACTCCTCTCTTGGACACTTGGAAGATGAACTGGCTAGGTCGGCCAGCACTGCTTGGAAAGCAGTTGGTGCCCTGTGTGGCATGGGAATCGTGTTCTCCGTCTTCCGCTTGCAACTTGTTCTCCCTAACAACTATGGGACCGGGGGAGCGTGAATACAGGTTCGAAGTCTGGCCTGCGGCTGCACAAGCTAATGGCGAGTCCCAGACAAGTTGCAAAATTGGAACAATGGCAGAGTGGCTTAATGCACCGGTCTTGAAAACCGGAGATCTCGCAAGGGGTCCGTGGGTTCAAATCCTACTTGTTCCGCTGAAAAATTGGAGTGATGGCAGAGCGGCTTATTGCACTCGCTTGGAAAGCGAGAGTCCCCGAAAGGGGACCGGGGATTCGAATTCCTCTCACTCCGCTTGATGGAATATAACTTTGACAACTTTTTCATAGAAACTGTTGCCAACTTTACTCGATGCGAATTACCAGATCGAGACCCAGACTTCTTTTCGTTCAGCGGATCGACATACTGGGACTGCGGTGATAAAGTAATACGCTGGAGTAATCACTGGGGAAAGAACATCAGCACTTGTTGCTGGTATCTGGACTTCAAAGAATTGAAGTTACAGAACTCCTTGGCTGGCTGCTGTTACTACGAAGATTTTCGACACAAAAGGAATTTACTAGATGGATACGAAAGTAGTTCAGATTGAGCTTACAGAAAGCGACATCAAACGAATTCGTGCGAACCTTGTAGTAGATTGTTTTGTCACTCTGGACAATGGCCAAAAGGTACTTGTCAGGATGACTAAAGAGGACAAGAAGTAATGATGAACTGGATTTTGATTCGTGATGGTCCGTGGACCTCCTATTCGGAGGTATTTCATGGACATCACAAAGATCTGGTTGTCGCAGAGGAATCTGCGTCGTGCTGGGCAGATCCCGGCAATGATTGAAACTTTGTGTGAAGGCGGCGTACTGCCACCAATCACACTGGCTCGATGCGAGGATGGAGAAATCCAAGTCGAGGACGGCCACCACCGCTTGACTGCCATTTGGCTGTCAGGCAGAACTGATCTGGACGATCACGAGTATTTCGTGGTAGAAAAAGATCAGTGGAAGCCAAGAGTCGGAAGACTCTCAGTACAAAAATTGGAATGACGGGTCGTAAGCTAATCTGGTGAAAGCGATTGCCTGAAGAGCAATAGAGGTTGGCTCGAAACCAACACGACCCACTGGTTGCTCGATAATAGCTAAGTATCCCTACTGTCGATTGGTGATGGGGTGAAAACGGCTACCAATCTTGTCGAGCAACCTTTATGGTCAGTGAGCTAGTACGGTTATTCAGCGTATGCCTGAAGAGCATAAGAACTCGGTTCGACTCCGAGACTGACCACTGTGGCTAAATGCCACAAACTTTTCTCGTTCATTTGGAATCACGGTGATTCCTTTTGTCCGCTTCGGCGGAATGCAAAATGCGAAGTGTGGAACCTTGTAGGGGAAGCATGGGAGAGGAAATACATCATGATTCTTTTCAGACATGAGGAGCGATAATGAAATATCGACCGCAATTCTTTCCGTAACGCAATAGTGCGTTTTTGGAGAGAACAACATGGGAAGGTATCGTCAACATCGACGCCCAAGAACAACTCAAGAGCGTCGTGAGAACGGGAAACGCAACTCCATCGACTTCGATGGATACAAGGTGAAGATCAGAGCAAGCCGCAACATGAGCAATCTTGTTGAAGCTTGGGATGACATCAACAGGAGCAGTTCTGAGGATCGCTCTTGGAAGAAGTTCAGGAAAGAACAGTACAGACCAAGAGATGTTCTCGAAGGGAAGACTGTTGGTCAATTGCTGATTGAAGGTCTTGAAGAATTCCTTAAAGATCTGAAGTCTGGAATTGATTTGGACACAAAGTATCGAATCACGAGATTCGAGTAGGCAGGGGCCGAAAGGCCCAAATCGGGCGTAAGCAACTGTGGTCAATGCGTCGGTCTGAAAAACCGAAGAATCTGGTTCGATCCCAGAACGTCCGGCTTGTGAGAATGTAGAACGGATTACATCTGGATAAAGCGACTTTTCCGAAAGGATTGGTTTCGAGGCAGGTTCAAATCCCGCCAATCAGGAGCAATCCTGAAAACGTATCTGTTCAATTCTTGTCTCACAAAATTGGAAGCGAGTAGAAGAGGCTATCTTACCCGGTTTGCTAAACCGGCAGGCGGTGAATGCCGCCTTGCGAGTTCGACGCTCGCCGCTTCCGCTAGGTGATATTATGAGCAAGAAAACTTTTTACAGACAGTGCCGTCTTCAAAGACACAACACCGAAACAGTCAGTTGGATTCCCTCTGAATTCGCCAAAGTTGGTTGGGTGTTGAGTTTGAAGGACAAAGAAGATTGGACACACGATTGGAAAGTCCTTTCTGCTGGTTCTGAACATGAAGGTAAGCTTGTAGAAAACCAAGCTCATAATTCAGGAAACATCTGGGAGCCGAGTGCCTTACTTACTACCAGAGGAAACAAGTAACTTGGAACAAGAAATCAAATGTCCTTTTTGTGGTCGAAAGAAAGCTGTCGTGAAGCAAGATGACTATGTTTATCTCTGCACTCATTGTGACAAGCTGTTCGATCCCAGAGAGGATTAACAAGGAGGATATCATGCGATACGAACACGAAGAACAACCGAACGAACAGTCCTGCTTTCGAAACGATGAGTAAGAGACGTAAAGGTTTCCCATCAGAAACGAAGGTCAAACGTGGCGTGAGAATCGTTCACGGAACAAAAGAACTATACGAGAAGCTCGGACGTAATGATTTGTGTCCGTGCGGAAGCAACAAGATCTACAAGAAGTGCTGTCTACAGTCAGGCCGGTTTTGATGGCGTACTCAGACATGACTTTTTTTAGGGAATAAACTTCCAGAGGGTTTCGGCCCTCAAATGCCGTCGTGGTGTAACTGGTAGCCACGCTAGACTCAGAATCTGGTGCCCGTAAGGGCGTGGAGGTTCGACTCCTCTCGACGGCACTTGGAGACAATGTAATGAATGATGTTGAATTCATGGATCGAGTTCAGCTAAAAGCCGAAGTTAGAAGACTTCGGCAAGAGCAAACAGAAGTTCGTCAGATAACGCAAGAATGGTTGAATCAGCAAGGACACAATCGTTGCTGGTATTACCCAGAACTATTTGCTAAACTGGCGGAGACTTTGGGACTTCAAATTACGGTCGATCCGGCTTTGCCGCCGAGACCAGAATTTGAAGAAGGTTGTCGGAAATTCCAGAACGAGGAATTCGGATCATGAGAAAGAAATATCGGGACTACTGCATCAGTTGTAGCCCATCGCAGTGTCGGCCTTGCATGGTCGCTGCGGTGGGAGCAACTTACCATGCAGGAGTCCAAGATGAAACGATGGCACGAAGAGTATTCTCGCACTCACCGAGAATGGAAGAAGCACTACCTTGTTCATGTTGAAAGCAACATCAACTACAATCGTGATCCCTTCAAGATCGACTGTATTTGTGATCAACAAAAAGGTCGCTTCAGGAAGATCAAGAATTTAGACTGTGGCGTTCCTCAATGTTGGTTGTGTCACAGCGACAAATTCCCTGTGAGAGAAAAGACAAGAAAAGAACTGATTGCTGATCTCAAGTTGGAAGAAGGAATCTCAGAACTGAAGGGAATCGAGTGATGTCAATCAAATACGTTGTGATGAAGGTGAAAGTATCTGGCGACTTTGAGGTCGCCAGATTTGACACCGAAGAGAAGGCTGAGGAAAAAGCCAAGAGTCTGGCGTCAGCCGATGTGTCTGGAACTGTTGAGTTCTACATTCGGAAGACATGGACAAACAAATAACAAACGGGTCGGTATGCAAGTGGCTAAAGCAGCCAGACTGTAAATCTGGTCTCTCCGAGTTCGGGGGTTCGAATCCCTCCCGGCCCACTGTTTGTAAGGGGAAGTCTGCTGAGTGGGATCAGCACCTTGGGTCGTAACCCAAGGCGTCATTGATCAAGACTAGGAGGTTCAATTCCTCGCTGCCCCATTTGAAAGACATGAAATGAGCAAAGCATCTGACCTTCTTGACGACTATGTTCTTTTCATTCCTGATTGCTACAAAGCACCATGGACTAAAGTTGGTCCGGGAGGAATGATTGAAAAGATGTCTCCTGAAAAAAGAGAGATCTTGAAGACTTTGAAGTCAGAAGATTTGCAAAATGTGCGGCCTGATTCGACGTGGATTTATCAAAAGCCACAAGGAAAAGGTCGCTGGGGAACTAGAAGATAATTGAAGATGTGTAGTCTTCAAATGCTCGTGTGGTGAAACGGCAGACACGCCAGACTTAGGATCTGGTGCCGAAAGGCGTGTGGGTTCAAGTCCCTCCATGAGCACTAAGGATTGAACGGCTCCAAAAATTGTACCAACCTTCTTTGTCACAGCAAGGAGGTACAACCAAAAGGATAGTGAGATGGCAAAAGCCACATTTACTTGCGAAAAACCCCACGTGAACGTGGGAACAATCGGTCACATTGACCATGGAAAAACGACTCTGACAGCAGCAATTCTGGCTGTGCAGGCCAAGAAAGGTCTGGCCACAGCAAAGAGCTACATGGACGTGTCGAAGGGCGGTATCGTTCGTGACCCAACAAAGCAGGTGACAATCATCACCAGCCACGTTGAGTACGAGACCGAAACTCGACACTACGCACACATTGACTGTCCGGGACACGCCGACTACATCAAGAACATGATTACCGGTGCGGCCCAGATGGACGGGGCGATTCTGCTGATTTCGGCAGTTGATGGCCCCATGCCTCAAACTCGTGAACATATTCTCTTGGCTCGCCAAGTGGATGTTCCCGCTCTGGTTGTGTTCCTCAACAAGTGCGATCTGGTCGATGATCCAGAAATCATCGAACTGGTTGAACTCGAAGCCCGTGAACTCCTTACAAAATTTGGATTCGACGGAGAGAACACCCCAGTCATTCGAGGCAATGCCAAGGCGGCTCTGGACTACCCAGATGACGCTGTTGCCAACAAGTGTATCGTTGATTTGCTGGATGCTCTGGACAACTACGTTACGGTCCCAGAGCGTCGTACAGAGAAGTCTTTTCTGTTGGCAATCGAAGGTGTGCATCAGATTGAAGGTCGTGGAACAGTTGCCACTGGCAAGATCGAACAAGGCAAGTGCCGTGTCGGTGACAAGGTTCAAATCGTCGGCTTGACCGACACGCTGGAGAGTACAATCACCGGCGTCGAGATGTTTAACAAGCCGCTGGATGAAGGTCTGGCGGGCCACAACGTGGGAATTTTGCTGCGTGGAATCAAGGGTGAGGACATCGAACGAGGGCAAGTGGTTATCACTCCGAACTCGATCAAGCCGCACACGAAGTTCAAGGCAAAGGTCTACGTGTTGTCGAAGGAAGATGGCGGTCGGCACACTCCGTTCTTTGACGGATACAAGCCACAGTTCTACTTCCGCACGACCGACGTGACTGGTTCTGCCAATCTGCTCAATGGAGTGGAGATGGCCGTTCCGGGTGACGTTGTGGATGTCGAGGTTACGCTTGGCAAGGTTGTTGCTCTGGAAGCAGGCAGCAAGTTCGCCATTCGAGAAGGTGGCAAGACCGTTGGTTCCGGTGTTGTTGCTGAGATTGTTGCATAAACCAATCGAACAAAGACGTTAAAAAGTTGACGATAATTTCAGAGGCGTCATCTACGTTGGCCGAAGTACAAGGCGTCATCTTTGTTCGATTTCATGGCTCGGTAGGCAAAGGCAGACCACAAACATTTAGAATGTTTGATGCTGTGGGTTCGAGTCCCACCTGAGCTACTTTGGAGAAAAACGTGAACTATTTCAACACGATGATGTCGCTCAACAACTTGCAAATTTTGTTGAACACATTTCAATTGGGGTTCTTGTACAACGCTCTTGTGCGAAGATTGAGTGTTGTTCCACATCCACCGGATACAATTTATCCAGTGATATTGGCGTGTATCGGCATTGTTCTTTACATTCCGCTATTTGTAACAAGACAACAATTGTTGCGTCGAAAGAACAAAGATGATACATCACAGATTGGCCACAAATAACGAACAACATTTTGGGGTCAATGTGAACCATGAAAAGACTCGTGTTTTGCTTCAGCTAGGAGACGGGATGGAGCAAGTGCGAGTGCAGTTGACGGCAGATGAGGTTGATCAAGTCATCACTCATCTGCAACAACGAAGAGAAGAGATTAGGCCCAGCGAACAGCTTGGCCAAGAAGATTGATTGTCCAAGTGGTGAAATGGCAGACACGCCAGCTTGAGGGGCTGGTGCCGCAAGGTGTGGAGGTTCGAGTCCTCTCTTGGACACTATGTTGACGAGTGTGTTGGTACAAGTGGCAGCAAGCCTCATTGGAGTAATTGCATTATATGTCTACCACAACTGGAAGAGATAATGGATTGCTTCCATGCGGACATGAAAAGAAGTATTCCTATTTTCATCCAGCTTTGGTAGGATCTTCTAGGTTTCGCTGTGGCAAGTGCGATGATCCAAACAGGAATACAAGAGCAATGCAAGAACTAGAACCAGAACAACAGCAATTGCCAAAGAAACCGTGTGTGATATGCGGAACAGAGTTGGAGTGTGCGGTTCAAGATTGGACCACTTACCAGCCATACAAGGGTGGTGAAATTCAGTTGTTGTTTGGATATGGCTCTTGCAAGTTTGATCTGAACTTGCATGGCACGGTGTTCCGTGGAATCATCTGTGATGATTGTTCAGAGAAGTTGGTCCAGAAGATGGACCCAAAATAATCTGGCCTCGTGGTGAAACTGGCAGACACGCATGACTCAAAATCATGTGCCGCAAGGCGTGAGGGTTCGACTCCCTCCGAGGCCACCTATGAGTAAAATCGAAATCCCCGGATTCTATCGCTTCCTCAGAAGGCGAACAAGAACCAAAATTCTCAACAAGCAACGTCATGGTTATCGAGGCGTCAAGCAACGATATTCTGTTTGGCGAGCGGAATACAACCAGAAATGGGAAAAGTCCGACAAAGATCTTGTTGAGAGAATCTGCCGTGACAACGAACTGAATCTCTGTGATTACTTCGTTGGAGACGAAAACGAAAGAACTCCTTGGGAGAAGACACTAAATAAACTCAGATCCGCTGGGTTCGGATTGTCCAAGTCACCGATCAAGGAGTTATCATGATGAAAGTTTTAGATGAATGTATGTGTGCGGTTTGTCAGGCAGAGCGTCAGTTAATCGAACTGATGAAACAGCTAGAAGCAACAAATAGCTAATAAATGACAGAAGAATGTCCCAAAAGAGAATGTTTCCATTGGATTCCTCCCGGTGGAGCCGCAGACATGTCTAGGAAGACTCACAAATCCGTTCAGGATGCGTTCAAAGACGGCAAGTGGGTGAGTTTCCCAGAAGGCGGTTGTTCATGCACATGGGGGTCATGCAATCGAATTGACCCAGCTAGTGAAGATGATTTTTTTGAACCATGCTAAATGGCCTCGTGGCGTAATTGGTAGCCGCACAGAGCTTAAGCCTCTGTATCCTTGGTGATGTGAGGGTTCGACTCCCTCCGAGGCCACCTTGAATAAAAGTCCACTTTCCATTATCATGGCTCCAACCTTTAGGAGAAATGATCATGAGAAAGTGGACTTTTTTGTTGCTGGTGTTAGCACTCGCTGGATGCACAGAGTCAGCCAAACCGGTCGAGAAGATGAATTCCAAGAACGGCTGGCTGGTCGAACTGTGCTTTGAGAAGGATGACTTCAAAGTCTATCGCTTCAGCGATGGCCATTCAGAATGGCGGTACTATGTTGTCCCAGTGGGGGAAATGATCGACCATGTGACGACTTCAGACGATGAAGGAAATGAGACGCATCATCCACGGAACACAAGAACTCTCAAGTAAGCACTAGAGGTTCTCTGTCTTTTCGTTCCTTGACGATCATCAAAGCTTCTCGCACCTGATTCAAATTGGTCCCATCATAGCGGATCACATTCGGGTGTGAGAAGCTTTGGTTATAATGATGGGCTGGCATGATTGCCAATCCTCTGGGTCGATGCTTGAGCCATTCTTCGACATACGGCGGGTAGTCGTCGCACAGGAAGGCCCCGTAGTACCTCTTCTTCGTCTTTCCGACGATGTTCGGGACCACTTCCTCCCCGAAGTGCCGCATGATGCACTCAACCTTCTCAGCCCACGCCTGCGGCTTGCTACGTGGCCCCTTGGTCAAGATGTCGATGCAGAATCCAAGCTCTACAGCGATCTCGTAGACATCCCAGCCGAGCTTGAACTTGGGCAGTTCTCTCCACCAGCCGGGCTGAGATTTGATGAGGTGCATCCGTGCTTTGATCCACGGGATGCTCTCATCGAAAATGTTTTCTGGCATAACTTCGTTTGGAGACATCAACGTCTCCAGATCTCTGCGAAGTTGTCCGTCGTAATCGAACAGCGTTCCGTCCATGTCGAATAGACCGACCATTTCGGATGGCATGTTATCCCTTTGCTATGGCTCCCAGAGTTTCACCAAGATTTTTGAGAGCCTCGTCAATTGTTAAACCTGTGACCTCGCATGACTTTTGTCCCTTGGTGGCGACAACTTTCCATTTGAGGACTGTTCTCAGGGCTGGATCTGGATTGCTCCTTTTGATCGGAACCTCCAGTATCTTCCACCCCAGTCCTTGTATTCTAGCACGAATCGAGCTTGTGTCCACATTCCTCCTTATCCGATTGTGTGGATGTTCCAAAATTTGCACTTCTGGTTTGCGTGGCCTCCACAGATCGGTTATCCATTTCCACATTACCTATAAGAGTGTCACTTTCTGGGTTCGCCAATTAAAGTCTTTTTGTCGTACCACTTTGCGGAGAAGTTCATGATATCTTGCGGAGAACGGTTGCATGGGTTGTCCCGAATATCCATTCCGCCAGCAATCATGGCCCTTGTGGTCATTTCTGCACAGTGAATCCCTTTGACCGGTTTGCCAGACAAGTAACTGGAGATCCTGTACTTCCGGCCCATTTGTCGAACGCAATAATCTTTCATCTTGTCTGCGTCGGACGCTTTGAGATCTTTGGGTTTTCTAATCCAAAGTTTCATCTGTTTCTTCTTTTTGGCGTTATCAGCCTCAATCTCTTTGATGTAGTCTTCAAGCGACACCTTCCTGCAAACAGGGCGGACGGCCTCAAAGACGTGTGGTTTGCCATCTTCATTGAAGATGATTGCTACGTGCGAATAAGGGCTGTCGGTGTAATCCATGACAATCTCACTGCCGCCCTCGACGAATAACAGTGTGCCATCTGGGATCTGTGGCTCTGCAAAAAGAAAAGCCAACAACATAAATGCGTACATGTTGTATTTATGTGTGGGTGCAAAAAATAAGCCCGGCCTTTTCAGGCCGGGCTTAAAGAGATCGGTTAGGGCTGCTCGTTTTCACGCCTGACCCGGTTCCCGACCCGGAACTTCAGTTTGAGGATTGCTCCCTACGCCGACAGTTCCTTTTCTTCGTTGCATCGCTTTAGAAATGTTTTCGGAGAAGTCGGTGTCTTGAATCACCTCCTTTAGACGGACTTCTACTTCCACGATACCGCACGAGCGGCAGCAAGGTTTGTACTTCCTAAGAGCTTCCACTGATGGGAAAACTTTGTTCCCATCAATGGCTTCGCCCAACTCATGGTCGAAGTCAACCTTGTCCATGTAACCGATAACAGTTCTTTTTTTCATCTTCTCTCGGCTTGTTTTACTTGGCATTTCGCCGGTTTCCAAGGGTTCTTCGGGTTGTGAAAATTCACCTACCGCAGATAACCATTATAACGCCTGCGAAGATTATCACAACCCCAAAAATGGACATCAAACTCATCGTCTGTCCAAACAGCAAGAAGGCAATGACCATGCACCAGAAGGGGTATGTGATCTCCAAAGATGCCGCCAGAGAAGCGTTTGATGTCTCGATGGCCATGATCGACATATATGTGCCGATGCAAGAAGCTGCCAAAGCGGCAACCAGCCAAATCGAGACATTGTTGGTGTTCTCTGTGATTTTTGGCAAATCCTCCAAGAACTTGTTTCGACCAACAATTCCACAGATCAACAATAGGATAATTGAAGAAATTGTGATGTAGGTCAATTTATCAACAGTTTTGATGACTTGTTCTACTGATGTATAGCAGATAGCCCAGAGAATGGCCGTAAACACGGCGTAGAATATCCAGTTCATGGCCTTCTTTCTTAAATCGAGCTACATAACTAATATAACAGAGAAGAGCTAGGAGAACAATATGTCTTTCTTTCAAAACCCATTCACACAAGACTTTATCGCCCCATGGCTGTTGAGCGACCGTCAATACAACCCAGATTTCAAGTGCCCTCGGAATGCAGGCAGAGGCGATGAGATGGTTGCGTCTTTTGGCGTGGCCCCATTCAACTTGTCTGGGAACGATTCTGATGGCAATTCAAAAGCTGTTTTGACTATCAGCTTTGCGTTAAACGACACAAAGAACTGGGCAGATCTGGCTGTTACAATTACTGGATCATCGCTGTCGGCGATCACTCTCAATGAAGTAGTGACTTCGTTACAAGCAAATGCTGTGTTTGGAGATTTCTTCACAGCCAGAGTCCGAACTGACAACAAGGTTGAAATCAAACAGATCAAGCCAATCACCAGCATGAAGTTCTTTATTAAGAACGGTCGTGCAGAATCGGTTCTGTTGTTCAACAAGTTGGCTGGCGTTGCAGAAATGCCATCATTCTTCGAGAGGCACTCAATTGCCAACAGATTCACTTACACAGATAGTCAGAACGCATTGATTGTTCTGAATACTGGATTGAATGTAGATTCTTCTGTTATCGACAATGCCGTGGATCACAAGGGAATTTCTCTTGGATTTGATCACACGTCTGTCAAAGCTGATTGGCAATTGATCAAAGGCAAATCTGGAATCTTCAACTTCCAGAAAATCACTGTTGATGGAAGCGACAGAATCACTCAGATCATTGAGTATTCGGCAGGGTCCGTGGCTGGCGACTTGGCAAGAAAGATCGCCCACGCTTACACTGGAGCCAACAAAAACCCAAACCAAATTACAGAAATTCCTTATACGTTGCAAATCGTCGATATGATCAATCCGTAACAAATTTCTCAACAAAATCAGTTAAATTTGATGTCCAATACGGAATTACTAACAATGGAATATTGTTTTGCGAGCAAAAATCGAATTTTATTTTATCTCGCATTTTAGTTTTTTCAAGAATAATTTTAGAGTCAGTAAATCTCATTAGTTTATAATGTTGCTCTCCTTGGTATTCTATTAGTTTTAACAATGTATTGTTTTTCAGTATGGCAAAATCAAATGGCAAAGATCTTTTGTTTTTACATTCTTTAATCTTAAATTGTCTTTTAAAATCAATATTAAGCAATTTTAATGTATCACAAATAATTCTTTCACCTTTAGATTCGAAGTTACATTGCGGGCAACCGCTTTTTGTTTTCCCGGTTCTGTTGCTTATAATTGATTGCCACTCATGTCCTTGATGACACGTCCACCAAACTTTTTTATGACTGTAATTTGTTACACTGGATGGAATTAAATTTTCATTTTTAGTTGGATGCCATTCTTTTGCAATATCTGGACTAAGTTTATTTAAACAATTTGACTCGCACACTCTATGTCCAGAACAAAATGGACATCCGTAATTATTGACTCTATCTATAACTTTTGCCTGCCATTCATGATTGCATTTTCCTATCCACCAAACTTTTTTAACGCTTTTAGCAACAATATCAGTAGGAGAAATTTTATTTTTGATTGGATGCCATTCTTTTGCAATATCTGGATATTTTGTCAACAAACAATTGGAAAAACAAGCTTTTTGATTTGCACAATAAGGACAATTTCTTTTATTTGAACCTGTTCTATTATTTATTGAGGATTCCCATTCATGTCCACACGCACCTAACCACCAAGCTTTTTTATTGCTATGTCCTGTAATCATTTGTGGCGAGATTGTATTTTTTGTCGGATGCCATTCTTTTGAAATATCTGGAAATTGTGTTAGCAAACAATTTTCTGAATTAACTCTTTTTCCTGAACAAAATGGACACCCATTATTTGCAAGAGTTCTTTCTTTTATAACCATATCAAATTCATGTCCACATTCAGCAATCCACCACACACGTTTATGACTTCCACGTGAAACATCATTGGGATAAATATTATTAAGAGGGTGCCATTCTTTGACAAGACATGGATGAGTTTCAAGTAAAGTTTTCATATAAATTATATAGTGATTGCGTGGCTGATTTATATAATTAAATTTACAGAATTACTTGCTCCTTAATCTTTGTACTCAAACATTTCTGGCTCAAACATTTCTGGCACAAACATTCTTTGTGATCATTATGTGAAACGACTGATGGCAAAGACATGCACCAACAATGGCTTCGTCCTAGAGAAATCTCACAGACGAAGCCATTATTACATTGAGGACATATGTTTGTTTTACTCATCATCAGAGTCTTCAGAAGCATCAGAGTCTTCAGTATCTTTTGATTTGTTAGCAAAAGCATCAACAAGAGCCTTTGCTTCATCTCGCCACAACCCATGGCGACGTACAATGCAGGAGAATTCAACCAAATCTGGCGATTCAATGGAAATCTTCACTGGATCAGCTTCGTCATCATCTTCTTTCTGGTTCGCTTCGGCATAGGCGTAGCACAAATAGTGGTCTACGAGAGCCGTTCTACCATCAAGAGACAGAGCCTCCCAAATAGGTTCGGGGATCGTGATTACAAAAAATGGATCGCTCCCTTCCTGCTGGTTGGCGAGGAAGGCATTCTGCCCAGAGATCTTTTTGCAGCTTCCCCAGACCTCTCTGCCCTTCGACTTGGGCGTCTTGTCAACAAATACATACTCAAGTTTGACATCAAAGTCAATGAGATGTTGATGATATTTTGGAATTAGCTCGTCAGCAAGAGCTTTGACTTCTGGGGCAGGACTGTATTTTGCGGATGCCATCTTAGAACTCCTTGTGAACTACCGCTACCCTAAAGGGTAGCGGCTTCTTGGCTCAACGACTCCAACTTGCTTACTTGAATGCCATTGATTTTACTCAAAGCCCCAAGAAAAGTAGAGGTTGAAATCTCCCCAATCGTATATTCCCTGCGTTCCACAGGTATTTGTTTCAATATCAGTGCAGATTCGAGTTGGTTTGTCCCATTATGACGTAATGATTTGCATCAAGTTTTTATTTCCGACTAATCGCTCTCCCCCAAGGTGGGCAGATTTCAAATCTGCGTCACCTATGGAAGTTCCGCATCGGGAACTTCAATTTCGACAGTTGCGTTGTGAGCGTCGATTTTGGTCTGGTACTGGTCGATCTTATCTTGCAGTTCCTTGACCAACTTATCTCGCTCAGGCTTGCGAATTTCGGCCTCGTACTTGACTGTTGGATCGCCATACCGAGACTTTACAGTCCCATGTTCAGTGCCCAGTGCCCAGTCTCTGGTAGAACGAAATCTCGGCCTTGCATTCCGCCAACTCAAAAACAAGTCTCTGAATCGGCTTGGTAGCCTCCTGCAAAGACATCTTCAGAGCGACGAGATGTTTGACCCATGCGGCACGTTGCTTCAGAGCAAGCCGGACATCTGTGTCCCGTTCTTGTCCTTCAACAATGCTGTTGACTTCTTGGATATCCGACTCGAACTTTCGGATACTTTCGATAACTCTCTTCTTGTAACGGAGAGCACGAGCTAGTGTCATCTTCATGGCGATCCTCCTTGATTCGTGAAGGGAGCCATTCTAACAGACGCCATTTCTTAATGCAAGCCCTTTTTTTACTTAAGAATGCTGGGGCCGATTTGACTCATGAGTCTGTGTCGTTCCATCATCTCTTTCTCCATGGCCTTCTGCCCCAAGAATCTGGCAATCAGCCACTTGCGATAGTCGTCGCTAAGAGCTTCTGTTTCACTTGGCTGAAAACTCATGTGGTACATCAAGAAGAACCTTTCTTCATCTGCCTCTGTGGGTTCGTACTTGATTTCTTCTTCTTTTTCTTCTGGTAGAATAATTTCTGACATAAAGCCTCCTTTGCTCATATCAGAGTAGTTTCACGACAAGTTTTGTAGGAGTTGTTGATTTAGAAAACACAAACTTCCTTTTGTAAGTTGGCTCAGTGAATTGCACAGGAACTATGATGTATTTGTAATCCATCAACGATTGGTCATTCACAGAAATCCATATTTGTTGTTGGCCGTCTACAACTGTGTGAAATGGTGCTGTGTATCTCTCAGACATGTCTTCTAAAGTATATCCAACTTCTGTCAATTACCCACGCCCCTAAAGGGGCGGGGCTTGGCATTCCAACTCTAAGCAACCTTTAACAGTTTCTTAGCGGACGCCAACAGGCTGATTGACAACAGCCCTTTCTCCCGAATGTTCTTCGCACCATTACAGTCAGCATGATCTACATGTCCACACGACTTACAACAAAACTCTGCTTGACTATTTCGGTTCGCCTTCTCAGTATGACCACACTTGTTGCATCTTTGCGAAGTGTAACGTGGATCAATCAAGACAACCGTAACACCAGCCAACCGAGCCTTATAAGTAATGAAACTGCGGAGTTGGTAGAACGCCCAACTCAACCTCTCTGCTCGTTGCTTTTTCCGAACAACCGTTCTCTGGTTGATATGCGTTAGGTCTTCTAATGCTATCGCACAACCAGTGTCTTTGG